GATGGCCGCGTAGTGGCCCATCCTGGCGTACGACTCATTGGGGAACGCCGTGAGCATGTTCGGGTGGTTTTCGCTGTGGATGAACGTTGAGAACGGGCATGGCATCGGCGCTTCACCACGGGCCATGTCCTCACCGTCCCACATGGTTACCACTCGAATCCTGTCCCCATGCAGCACCAAAGACTTCTCAGCCAGGATCCGCTTCTTGGCTGGGATCTTCTGAAACTCTTCCAGCTCCATCGGCTGACCGTCGCGTCCGTAGATATTCACCACAACATTGTAGCCATTGAAAGGGTCCGCACCTTGGCATTTCCCATCCAGCAGAACGTCATCGATTTTCACCGCAAGTTCGGGCACCCCGTGCGGGACGAGCCAACCAACATTGACGAGACTGAGGCCAACCTGGCTTTCAGCTTCATCGATGAGGAACTGGGCGAACTGCAGGAGGCACTGTGGATGAGCGCGTGCGGCGAGCCTGCCGGCTGCTGCAGCCTGGAATACAACCCCAGCATCGTTGACGCGGCCGACGCGCTTGGTGACATTGTGTTCACCGCGTACGGCCTGGCCGTCCGGATGGGCATCGACCTGGACCGCGTTCTCGCGGCCATCTGCGAATCCAACATGAGCAAGACCGCCAACGGTCAGAACAAGATCCTCAAAGGCGAGGACTACTTCCCCCCGCGCATCGAAGAAGCGTTGGGGCTCTAACTCCAAATTTGCTCCAAATTTTTTTTGGACTTGGAGCAAACCATCATCGCCCCACGGGCGCACGTCGCCCAAGGAGGCAATCCCCCATGTCCATTACCGTTTGGTCCAAGCCCAACTGCGTCCAGTGCAAGGCCGTCTACCGAGCCTTTGATAAGGCCGGCGTCCAGTATGAGGTCAAGAACCTCCCGGACTTCCCCGACGTCCTGGCCAAGTTCATTGAGCAGGGCCACACGTCAGCCCCCGTGGTTGAGGCCATGGGCTTTGACACCTTCGCCGGCTACAACCCGGATGCCGTCAAGGCCATCATCGCCCGCCACGAGGGCACAGCCTTTTAGCCATGGCTTGGGAAGGGTCCACGCGGAAAGTCACGCTCCCCCCGGACTGGGACAAACGCCGTGACCTGGTGTTCCTGCGCGACGGTAACCGTTGCGTCATCATCAAGGCTGACGGCCGGCGCTGCTGGGACCGTGAGTTTCTTGAGTGTGACCACATCGGGGACCGCGAGGACCATAGCCTGGCCAACCTCAGGACCATCTGCAAATGGCATCATGCCAGGCGCAGCGCCTCCCAGGGAGGCACGGCCAGCGCACAGCGCAAACGCCCAATGCTCAAACGCCCCCCGGAGGTTCATCCGGGACTCATACAGAAAAGGTAACCATGCCCGGCCCCGCCCCGAAGAAGGACGCGGAGCGCACCAGGCGCAATGCTCCCGAATCCGGTGTAGCCCGCCATGGTCAGCTCCGACCTGTAACCATGCCCAACGCCGACCGGAAGAACTGGCACCCCCGAGCCCTGGCTTGGTACGAGAGCCTGAGGACTTCTGGCCAGGCTGATTTCTATCAGGATAGCGACTGGGCCATGGCCAAGGTCACTGCGGATTATCTGACCCGCTGGTACCAAAACCCGAAGGCTATGGACATGGCCAACATTCTTGCCCTCATGGGCCGATTCGGAACCACCGAAGGTGACCGCCGGCAGATCCTCCGACTGGAGCTTGAGCCCCAGGTTGAAGAGGACAAGAGCGCAACCCTCATTGCCATTGATGGCTACCGGGAAGCTTTGCTCAAGAAGCAGGCGTAACTACCCAAATACTTATCGGCGTAACCGCCCTTACCTAAGAAGGGGGGTGATTCCCCATCCCTAAGATCATTGTTGAAAAACCCGAGCTTGAGCCCTCCCCCGAGAATGCCAAGAAACTTTTCCCGCCCGTGACTATCGGCCCCGTCTGGCAAACAGACGAGGAAGGTAACTGGCTGCTGCCAGAGAAAACACTTGGCTGGGAGGTACTTGGCTGGTGTGCTGAGTGGCTTGTAAACCCCGAAGGTGAGCCCTGGATTTTCACGCTGGAACAAAGCAGATTCATTCTGTGGATGTACGCGCTCGATGAGCGCGGCAGGTTCAAGTACCGCAAGGCGGTACTGCAGCGTCTAAAGGGATGGGGTTGAATGGCAAAGACCCCCTTGCCGCCGCAATCTGCGTCGTTGAGTTTATCGGCCCCTGCAAATTCTCCCACTGGGACCAGGATGGCAATCCTGTTGCGAAAGCAAACCCCACCGCCTGGGTACAAATTGCAGCCGTAAACGCCGAGCAGACCAAAAACACGATGCTCCTAATTCCGACGCTGCTGCCGCAGCGGACGCGAACGCATTTCAACCTGGAAGTGCAAAAGCAAATCATTCAGGTAAAGGGCCGGCCAGACCAGCGAATTGAAGCAGTTTCAGCTTCATATCGTTCCATGGAAGGCAATAGGCCTTCAATGGCCATTCTTAATGAAACGCACCACTGGACTCCTTCCCGTGGTGGAGCTGATTTGTACTTTACCATTCGTAACAACGTCGATAAACAAGACGGCCGTTACCTTTGTATTACCAACGCCTACCTCCCCGGCGAAGGATCTGTAGCTGAGGAAATTCGAGAAGCTTATGATCGTGAGCGCGATGGTTTAGCTGAGGACTCAGGCTGGTTTTACTGTTCACTTGAGGCCAACGCAGCAGCCCCTCTTACAAAGGACTGGGCTCCCTTTATCGTAGACACGATCAAAGGGGATGCGGTCTGGCTAAAGACGGAAGTCATTGTCCAGTCGCTTCAGGATACCTCCGTTCCCCCGTCCCGCCAGCGGCGAATGTGGTACAACCAAATTGTTGCTTCTGAAGATTCCATCTTCAGTGAGGCCGAATTTGACGCCATTGCCCTTTGGGATTCCGATGAGCGCGGTTTCCGCCGTGCATTCAACCTTACGCCTGGTGACTCTATCGTCGTCGGTTTCGATGGTGGCAAGAGTGATGATGCCACGGCCCTTGTGGCAATTCGCGTCAGTGACCGCATGGCATTTCCCATTCAGATATGGCAGCGCCCCGAAGGGCCGGCCGGCGACAACTGGGAAATCAACAAGCAAGAAGTGGACAGCATGGTCCACTGGCTCCATCGCGTATTCGACGTGCAGGCAATGTACTGTGACGTCGCATTGTGGGAGAGCTGGATTGAGTCCTGGTCAAATCATTACCGCGAAACTCTCCTAGTAAAGGCGAGCCCCCGCTCAGCCATGGGCTATGACATGCGTGGAAATCTTGAAAAGACCACGCGCTTTCACGAGGCACTTATTCAAAACGTGCTGGATCGAAAGATATTCCACAATGGCGATCCCCTCCTGCGCCGACATGCCCTTCACGCTAAGCGCCGTGAGAACAAGTATGGCCTTTCTTTTGGAAAGGACAGCCGCAGCTCAGGGGAAAAGATCGATGCTTACGCTGCCTTGCTTCTGGCATTCATCGCACTAAACGAGCTGGCCGAACGTGGCAAGAAAGCCCCGGTCATTTACGACTCAACACTATTTCAGTTCTAAGGACTATCATTGACCACCCTGCATGACTACGCCCAGGCTCAGTCCGCGTACCCCCTGGTTACGGCCGAAGCTGAACCTGGCACGTACGACGCGGAGCTGGTCCAGGAAATGTATCAGACGCTCCGCAAGGACCGCGCTGACGTTTTCGATATCTGCCACAAGTACTTTATGGGCGAGCACACACAGCCCTACGCCCCGCGTGAAGCATCCGATCAGATCCGCGATCTGCAGGAACGCTCCATTACTAACTGGGTGCCCTTGCTCGTGAATCTGCCCAGCCAGGTTTCTTTTGTGGACGGTTACCGCCGTGGTTCGTTTGGTGAAACAAACGAGGCCGATGGATCCTCCAAGCCGGCAGGCGGCGTGAAGCGCTTCTCCCCGGAATATGAGTGCTGGCAGCGAAATGGTTTTGACGCGAAGCAGGCGGTAATCTACCGCGCTGCCCTACAGTACGGCCACTCCTTTGTCCACGTCAACAACACCAATGAGGATAAGAAGAAGCTCAAGCTGGAGGTTCTTTCCACCCGGAACACCATCGCTTACTTTGAGGATCCGATCAATGACGTTATCCCCGTCAACGTCCTCACCATCAAGTCCTACCCGCGCGATGAAAACCGCCCCGGCATTGCCGTGTACTGGGATGAAATCAACCGCTATGACCTGGAATACACCAGCGCGGAAGAGTTCGTCCTAAAGAACACCACGCCCCATGAGATGGAAGTTTGCCCGGTTGTTCGGTACACATGCTACATCGATGATGAGGGCGCGACGTCGGGCGTTATCCGCCCGATTATTGCAATGCAGGATCGAGTAAATCAGGCCGCATTCTCCACGAATATAACCGCCGATTTTGGCGCCTTCAAAGTTAGGACTGCCGCTGGCCTGCAGGTCAATTTCAAGATCGACCCCGCGACGGGCGAACCGCTGATAGATCCTGTTACTGGCAAGCCTGTTCCGGAACCGATTGCAATCAGCCAGGCTAAGCTTTTGGTCAGCGGCAATCCTGACACAAAATTCGGACAGCTGGACGAAACTCCGCTGCAGGGATATTTGCTTGCAGAGGATCAGGCAGTGCGTAACCTGGCAGCAATTGCACAGTTCCCGCTGCACGCTCTCCTGGGAAATGTTTCCAACCTTTCCGCCGAAGCGCTCAACGCGCTTGAGGCACAATTCATGCGCTTTCTCCAGCACCTTCACACGAGCTGGGGGGATTCGCACGAGCAGCTATTCCGCATGATCTGCATTGCCCTGGGCGATAAGGCCGGCGCTGACTCCTTTGGTGGAGAAGTTCGCTGGCGCGATATGTCCAGCAAGGCATTCGGCGCAATGCTCGATGGCCTGGCCAAGGGTGTTGAATCCCTGGGCGTCCCGAAGCGTGCCGCCTGGTCCCTCATCCCCGGAATTACTTCCGGCCAGTTGCAGGACTGGGAGGAACTGAGGGAGGACGAAATCTCCGAGATGCAGGAACTTGGTATGGATCCGGTATCGGAGGCCAACCGTGAGCTTGGAGCCAAGCCTGCCAAGCCCGCAGCCAAGCCTGCAGCAGCCGCAAATGGCAACAAGTAAGGACGATGAGGTACGGGCGATTGAAGAGGCTCACAGGGCCGCACAGGCCCGCCTGGGCATAGCCGGCGCGTACCTCGCAATGTCGGAATGGGGATCCGTGAACCCGCTGAATGCCAGTGAGTCCGGATCCTCATGGGTTGCCCGCAGCCTCATCCTCATCAACGCCATTCGGCGGAAGTCGTCCAGGCTGGCAGCTACCTACGTTCGCCTGGTGCGAGCCCTGGAGACTGGCTACACGCTGGACTACCCCGAGTACTCCGACAACCCCGACACCCTCACCCTTGGTGACCTCCGGACGCAGCTCCGCGATGTGCTGCTGGAGATTGCCAACATCGATCACGAGGCAACGGATACGGACAACGAGGCTGAGGAACGTTTCGAGGCTGAGCTACGCCGAGCGCAGCGGGATCCCGAGCCCCGCCAGGATCGGATCAACTTCTCCGTCACAGAGATTGACGATCAGATTCAGAACTGGCTGGACAATGCCGACGACAACGACGATGACCGGGTAACGGTTGAGGACTTTGACTGGGGCTCCGACATGGAGCCTGAGCAAATTCAAGACGCCTTCCAGAAGGCGCTGACCGAACAGGTTGTTGAAACCTACGAGAAGCAAACAAAAGCCATCTGGCGCGACGAGGAACTAACCGGCCGGCAGGCACAAGCGAAAGTCGATAAGGCTTTCAGCGCTGCCGGATCCCTGGGTGGTGGCCGCGTTGATCGTTATGGCATCTCCGGTGGGCGTGAGGTCATTGACCGAGTAATTGCAATGGACCGCAGAGTTATGGCCTGGGCGCGTGGAACGCGGCCCAACTGCTGTGCATTCTGTGCGCTCCTGGCATCCAGGGGTTGGGTCTACAAAAAGAACGCCGGCACCCTGGCTAAAGACGCTGACGGCAATTACTACCAGGGCACGAGAAATAGAACTACCCGCGCCGGCAACGAGGCCAGCGCGGATTCATTCGATGCCAACGGCATTAGGAAATATCACGATAATTGCAAGTGCTTCCTAATTGTCCGGTGGGTCGATAATCCCGATCTTCCCGAGCAGAGCAAAACATGGGCGAAAGATTACGCAGAGAAAATCGCGCCCAATTACAGCTACGGCAACGGAACTAATAACGCCTTGAACGCCTGGCGACGGTTATTGAATGACCAGCGCCGAGCTGACGGCACCTACGTACGAAAAAACCGATAGTCCCAGGAGGACATGAATGGCCGACACCGGCACCCCTCAGGGCCAGGAGCCCGAGTCCAAGACACCCGCAGCCGAAGAAACCAAGGGATCTGATCCCTACGCGGGCCTACCCGCTGAGTTCAACTGGCTCAAGGATGATCTTGAATCCACTCGCCGCGAGGCCGCAAGTCGGCGCGTCGCACTGCGTGAGGCTGAAGAAAAGCTCAAGGAGGCTAAGACCCCCGAGGACATTTCCAAGGCCGTTGCAGAGGCCGCGAAGAAAAGCGAACAGCTTGAAGCGGAGCTTGCGCGTGAACGCGCAGCCCGAAAGCACAAGCTCGATGACTCCCTGATCGAGTTCCTTACAGGAACCAACGAGGAACAGATCGAGGCTCAGGCCGCAAAGCTTGCAGCACTGGCCCCGAGCGCACCGCCTGCTGCCCCCGCCCCACAGCGGCCGGCACCGCGCGGCGGCGTTACCCCGTCTGACACCACACCCCCGGACCTTGATGGCCGTGAAGCGTGGCGGAAGTTCAAGGGTCGCCGGTAACCCGGTAACACCAAACCCGCTAGGGAATAGCAATAAGGCTATTCCCTTTTTTCATGCCCTGAAAGGGAAATCATGACATACTCCCCGAGCCTGCGCCTCAAGCCGCAGGTTCTCGTTGACGCAGCTATTGAAGCGCTCGATGAGAAGCTGGTAATTTCCAACACTGTTACAAAGCGTGCGGACGCAAAGACATTCTACGCCGCTGCTGGTGACACAATTTCTCAGCGCGTTAAGGGCACCGTTCCGGTACGCGAATACGCCCCGCGTAATGATCGGTCCGAGCCTATCCGAACCGATACATATGAAGAGACTTCAGTGTCTCTTACGATTTCTCAGAATCGTCCCTATTCTGCAATCAAGCTTACTGATGAGCAGAAAGATTGGGATTTTAATGGCTGGGCCCCGATCATTGATTCTCAGGTTGACGCCCTTGGCGAATACCTGGAGCACGGTGTTCTCAATTCCATCCTGAACGCTCCTTACGAGCGTCGGATCCTGATCGACAATTCCGATGCTGCATTCACTGCTGCAAAGAACCGTAACCAGGATTTGTTCTGGAACGCAATCACCGAAGCTAAAACTTCGCTCAAGAAAATGCGTACCCCGGACACAACCTTCAACTGCCTGGTCGGTCTTGACCTGGCCGACGAGCTGGTCAAGTCCAACAAGCTTGTCAAGGTTCAGGGCACGGGCGATTCCGCTCTGGCTCAGTCCTCGCTGGGCACCATTGCCGGCGTGAACTTCATCCCCTCGGTTCACATTCCGGGTGACCAGGCATTTATGTACGCCAGCTCCGGATTCCTTTGCTTCACAGGCGTTGCCTCCATCCCCAACTCCGTACCGTTCGGCGCTTCCGCGTCCGCAAACGGATGGGCTCTCCGTTGGCTGATGGATTATGACACGGCTTACCTGACCGACCGTTCGGTATTTGACACCTTCATGGGCACCGCCTACACCAAGGACCGCCTGAAGGTTGTTGACCAGCAGGGCATCTCCCACACCGGAACTGAAGAGTTCTTCGTGCGCGGCGTCCAGCTCGGCCTCAAGGGTGGCTCGCTCGGTACTGTCGAGCGCAAGCCCGGCGACGGCGGCACGGACACCCCCGGTGGCTCCGTCAACTCCTGGCTGTCCAAGGTCTACAACCGCACTACGATCAACAGCCCGATCCCCGCTGGCGATTCTTTCCCGCTGGGTGGTAACTACCCTGAAGTTGTCGTAGGCCCGTAGTAGATGACGCCTCTCGCAACAGTTGAGCGGCTGTCGGCTCGCGTTGGCGAACCGATTACCACTCCAGAAGAAATTGCCCTCGCTGAAGAGGTGCTTGCGGAGGCTTCTGCCCTGGTTCGACACTATGGCCGCGCATGGCCAGACCCGAGTACGACCCCTGCCGTCGCCACAGCCATTACGGTTGCGGCGGCGGCTAGGGGTTACCTCAACCCCGCTGGTTTCCAGATGGAACGGTCTGACATGGCGACGTTCAACCGTGTGGATGAGTACGCTTCCGGCTGCTCACTCACGCGGGCTGAAATTGCTGCACTGAAGGAATACAACTTGAGCGGCGGGATTACGGCCATCGGGTTCTCCAACCCGGATCGGCCGGCCCCCACTAGCCGGCGCTTTGTCGAAACGAACTGGACACCAGTGAATGACGGCGGCGACAAGCTGTTTCCCGGATGGTACTAAATGCTGAGGTCACGCCTGCTTGATGCAGGTACGTCCATCATTTACGTGTACCCCGAAGTGGCCGCACGCGACAGTCGAAACAACCTGGTCAAAGTTCCCTCCGAAACGCCTATTGAAGTTCGCGCCACGACGACTGCAGACCGCAGCTCCACCGCTGAGCTGCCCGGTCAGATCGAGGTCAGTGTCATAAAGTGCATGACCCGAGATGCCCCCGTGGGGGCATGGGCTCGCGTAGTCCACGAGGGCAGGGAATGGGACTTGGCATCACCGCCACGCTTCTCCCCCGGCCGCTCCAAGGCAACGCGGTTCGTGTCCTTTACGCTCCGATCCCGCCCCGTTGGGAAACCCTAGTGCCACGGATCACCTGGTATGGCCCCAAGTTTGGCCACAACTCCACGGGTGACCGAGTGTCCCACACCTTTGCTGTAGCCAAGGCTCTCAAGGAGAAGGCAAACGAGATTGGCCACCAGGCCGCTTGGAACCTGGACACTCGCCCGAAGGAACGAACTGGGGCGTCTCAGATTCGGACCAGGCACTACCCGATCACAGACATGGACTCCTACGTCTACCTTGAGGATCTTTCCCAGGGCGACTCCCAGTATGCAGCCATGGGCATTGAGATGGAGCACCACGTTCTGCAAGACGCCGTAGACAGCGTGTAAGGAACACCATGCCCGACATTCAAATTCCCGTCTTTGGGTCCACTGACGAGCTTCTGCTGAAGCTCCTGCAGGACTTCTTTGAGGGGCAGAACATTCACATCGGCACTCTCTACTCAGAAGAGATTGAGCCGCCCATGATTCTCGCCCGTGCGGAACGCCGCTCCGGTGGCATTGCCGACAACGTAAGCGATGAGCGTTTCCTGCATCCAGTCCTGGTATCCATTAGCACCATTACCTCCGGTATTGACGCTGATGAGGTAGCGGAGGAATTGCAGGAGGCAGTAAGAATCTGTTTGCGCCAGGCACAGATAAACCAAACCGTTGTCCCCAACGGTGGGGTTATAAATCGGATCACTAATGCATCTTCCCCGTCCCGAGTTTCGGATTACGCGACAAGTTCCGGGGTCGTTCAATACGCGAGTTTGCCTCGCGGGTGGGTCCGATTTGAATCAATATGGCGCCTGATTCTCCGAAGTCCGCCCCAAAATACAATCACCAATCGCTTCCTAATCCCTAAGCCCTAACGGCTTGGGGATTTTCTTTTAGGAGAAACATGACAACGAACGATGCAGCCACCCTCAAGGTTGGTAATGCACGCTTCTACACCGCTGTTGCCGGCACTCCCCGCCCGACAACTGTGGCCACTCTGAAGGCACCGCCCGTCGCCTGGACGGAAATTGGCAACACCACTTCCGAGAATATCGTAAACCTTACTTCTGAGGGTGGTGCCGTTACTACTCTGGCATCCCTGCAGAATAAGTCTCTGCGCCAGTCTGTTGAAGCCCGCATTGAATCGCTGGGCCTTAACTTGCTCGAATGGACGACAGAAAGCTTGACCCTGTATTACGGTGCTAATGCCCTTATTACTGAGGATGAAGCTGTTGAAGTTCCGTCCGAGCCTGTTCCCGTAGAAAAGGCATTCCTTGCCGTTCTGTTTGACGGTGAAAAGGTCGGCGGGTTTTACTGCGAAAAGGCGTCTTACTTTAGGTCTGACGATATCGCAATTGCCGATACCAATTCCCTCGCCGCTCTGCCGATCAAGGTTACTGCCCTGAACGCTGCAGGCAAGGATTCCGCTCTGACGGTAATCACACCCCGCGCTACGGATCCCGTAGTCGTCTAGTAAACCCCCGTGAGGGCCAGGTGCGGACCTTGGCCCTCACGGGTTACCAATTCCCCGTCCGCATTAGTTGAACATTCAACGAAACCTCGAGTCCGCAAACACAAGGAGTCCGCATGCCTTCCATCAAACTTTCCGATATCCAGGCCGCCGCCGATAAGAAGTACGGCGACTTTGAAATCCATCTCCCCGACGCTGGGATTATCTCTTTCGTGCCGGCACTGCGCCTGCCCAAGGAGAAGCGCCGCACACTCGCAAAGGCGTTCGACGTCGAGACGCGCGTCAAAGGTGACGAGCCCGACCTTGATCTGTACGACATTTACCAGGACGTTTTCCGCGTAAGCGCCCGCCAGGCTGACGGCTTTGAAAAGCTCAAGGCCGCTGTCGGGGACGACCCGGCAGTGTGGGAAGAACTGGCCCGCGAGTTCATGCAGGACACGGCAGCGGGGGAAGCTTAGCCCTTGGGGATTTGATCGATTCTCATGGGGAAGCCCTCTACATCGACCTGTTGAAGTACTACAACTTTGACCTGGTTGGCTTCCTGAGGGGTGAGGTTGCGGGATCCCCGCGCCTCATCCTTACCATGATTCGCCATCTCCCTGAGGGATCCATTTACGTAGCCACTCTCCAGTCCGCCCCTGTTGAAGAGTTGGCAGAACTACTCGGCACAGAGCCGCAAGAAGAAGAGATTGATCCCATCCAGGAACACAAGACCTGGACCATGGACAAGCTCCTTATGGCTCAGCTCATCAACTCCGTAAACATGCTGGTCCGCCACACCATTCAGTGGCAGGACGGCAAAGCTCCCGACCTTCCCGTCATTGGCCCTGCCAAGTGGAGGGGTGAGGGACCGGAGGCAACTTCATCCAAACCCGAGAGTGTTGCTGACACTCTGAACAGAATCATGGGGCACAAGAAATAAATGGCTAACCTGAGACTCGTTGGCGCTGTAGCAATCCGCGTCCGCCCGGACACCACCGGATTCCGTAAAGACACGCAGGACGATATTGACCAGGCACTCGGCAAGCGGGGCGAGAAGATTGAGTCCAAAGCCAAGGTAAAGGTGGACGTTGATGCGAACACCAAGCCCCTTGAAGCTAAGGTCACAAAGCTTTCCGAGGAACTGAAGAACAAGCAGATCCGGCTCAATGTCGGCGTCGATTACGACGGCGTAGCTAAGGCGAAAGAGCAGATCAACCAGGCGCTCAAGTCCCTGGATAACAAGGTTCTCTCCTTTGAGATGAACCCGGAAAGCATCGCCTCTGCCAAGCGCGAACTGAAGAAGCTTGAGCAGAACGCCAAAGTCGAGATGAAGATCATTCGGGACGAGGCCGGCTTCAAGTCTGTCCTGAAAAAGATCCAGCAAATCCGCAACGAAAAGGGCATGACAAAGGTAGTCACCTTTGCCACCGATAAGGAGTCCCTGAAGAAAGCGGAGAAGGATGCCCTTGAAGGGCTCAAGCGCCTGGAGGCTCAGCGCACAGTCACCATTGGTTACACCAAGAACTATGACGGCCTACTCGCCGCTATCGGTGAAATCGATAAGCGCCTGGCCGACGTCCGCAAGCTGAAGATCGAAACCAAGCTGGACGATGCCAGCCTGGAGGCCACCAAGGCAAAGCTCCTGGAGCAGGCAAAGTCCGCCCCGGTGACGATCAAGTTCAACGAGGACAAAGAGGGCTACGAAAAGGTTCTCACCCGGATCAAAGAAATCCAGAAGCAGCGGGCAGAAGTCGAAATCACGTTCGACACCGACGAGGCCACGCTTGCAGCTAAGACCCTGGAGATAAAGGAAAGCCTCAAGAAGCTCACCAACCTGGGCAGCGGTAACGACGCACTGTTCCGGATTGGTATCGAGGAAGCATCCCTCCTGGACGCCAAGCACAAGGCCGCAGAGCTGAAGAAGCAGATCGAGGAAACCAAGGCCAACATTGCCCTGGGCCTCACGGGCACCCTGCCCGTCCACGCGGAGCTGGCCTTCCTCGGCCGCGACCGCATAGTCAACTACATTGCCCGCGTAAGCAACACGTCAGTTGCCGCAGCGGAAGGTGCCCTCAAGGGGCTTGGCGGCGTCAATATCCTAACTGGCTTTGGCAACAACCTGGCCAGCATGATTACCAATTTCGACACCCTGGCACTGAAGGCTTCTACACTTGCAGTCGCGCTCGGCTCCCTGGCAAACACAGGCATCTACGCTGCCGGCTCCCTGGTCCGAATCGGGCAGGGCGTTGGTCAGAGCCTTGGCTTGCTGGCCGCAGCCCCGGCTGTACTGGGTGCAGCAACCATCGGCTACACGGTGTTTACCGCAGCGTTCAACAACTTCTTTGACAGCTTCAACAAGGATCCAGCAATCGCTGAAGCATCCCTCGCAAAGCTGCCGCCCCTGGCACGTAAGACAGTCGATTCCATCACTGGCCTTTACCGTGGCCTGGCGGATCCCATCCAGGAACGCTTTTGGGAGAAGGTGGGCACCACCCTTTCCACCGCCATCGAGAAGCTTTACCCCAACCTGAAAACCGGACTCATGCAGTCCACGGACGCGGTAGGTGAGTTCGTTGCTGGCTTCGGCCGCGCGATGACCAACCTCTCCCTGACAGGTGACTTTGACAAGATATTCGGCAACACTGCCAAGTTCTTTGAGAACCTGTCCGGAGCGTCGGAGCCCTTCTTCAACGGCTGGAACGCCTTCGGCGTCAAGGGCTCGGAACTACTCCCCCGGTTCGGTACCTACATCACTGACGCTGCAACGCGCTTTGAATCCTGGGCAAAGACTGCATCCGAAAGCGGGCAGATCATTGACTGGATCGAGCATGGCGTCAACTCCTTCTCCAACATGGTCAAGGTGGGCGGCTCCGTTGGGGATATGTTCAAGGCCATCAACAGCGCTGCAGACATTGCCGGCTACGGCGGGCTCTCCCAATTCACCATCAACATGCGTGAAGCTGCAGACGAAATGCTGGGCGAACCCTGGCAGTCCCGCGCGGCCAATATCTTCGAGGGCGCACGCCTGGGAGCTGAGAAGCTGAGTGGCGGATTCCAGGATCTTACTGGCTCGCTTGGTGCATCCTCAGCCTGGCTCGGCACCGTGCTTACCCAGCTCGGCGGCATCGGCGGGGAAGGCCTCTCCCGGCTCTCGGATCTTCTCGGCCGGCAGACCTACCAGGACGGCGTAACCGCTGAGCTTGAAGGACTGCAGACCCTTGTGGATAACCTCGGCCCCAGCTTCATGTCGCTTGGTGACATTATCGGCAACATGGGCCAAATCTCAGGCTCAGTCCTGGGATCCTTTGCTCCGGTCCTGAACCAAATCATGCAGGCCGTTGATCGGACCCTGACCACACTGACGGACAACCTGGTCAAAATTGCCCCCAAGGCAGTTGCCGCTTTCTCTGGCATGTTCGGCGCAATCGAGCCCCTGCTTGATGGACTGACATTTGCCCTAGATGGCATCCTCTCCGTGGTTGCCCTGGTACCAAACTCCTTCGTCACAGCCAGCGTTGCAGCGATGGCATTCTTCGGCCTCCGGGCCATGGCATCGAACTTCTTTGACACCCTCAGCCAGACCCCCAAGTTCAAGGAACTTGAGAACAACTGGATCGCCCAGCAGGTAGCAGCGGGTAACACTGTTGATAAGTACAAGATGGTCGATGGCGAGATGCGGAAATTCACCGTCCCGGCTGACAAGTTCAATGTCATGTCTGCAGGCTGGCAGACCATCGCCACTCAGGCAGGCACGTACGGGGATAAGCTCCGCGTCCTGAATGAGCAGATGCAGGTGGACGGCGCAAGTCGGTGGGCGCAAAACCTAAACACTGCCGGAACCATTGCCCGCGACGGCTTTGGTAAGGCACTGGGCGGACTCGTGTCCGCACTCGGTGGACCCTGGGGCATCGCTCTTGCTGGTGCCGCAATCGGCATCGGCATCTTCGCACAGAGCCAGGCGGACGCTAAGGCCCGCGTCGATGGGCTCACACAGGCCATCGATAAGCAGACCGGCGAAATGAACGAGCAAGGCTTAGCTCAGATCGCTAAGGAATGGACCGACATTGGCAAGGCTGGCGACAGCGTAGCCAACCTGACTCGCAACGCGAAAGCAGCCAACGAGACTGCAGCGGCACTCGGCCTGAGCGTAGCCGGCGTTACAAAGGCAATCGCCAACGGCGGACCTGAGTACGACAAACTGATTGGCCAGCTTGACGGCATCTCGCAGGCAATGGACCTCCGCTCGGACTATGGCGGCTGGGACGCCGGCACGGCCAAGCTCAAGGAATTTGAGCAGCAGCTCGGCCTGGCTGACGGCTCGCTGACCAAGCTGAACGAGAAGGATATCAACCATCTCAAAGACAACATCGAGAAGGGCCGCGCTGAAGCAGCGCTAGCCAAGGCGGTGTTCGAGGGACTAGCTGAAGCCACGGGAACCACCACGATCCAGGCGCAGCACATGGCTACAGCCATGCAGACCATTGGTGACAACTCCACCACCGCAGCAGCCAAGATCGGTGCCATCAACAAGGCTCTCGATTTGCTCAAGGGCGGGAAGCAGTCAGCCCGCGAGGCTGAAGTTGCAGCCCAGTCCACATTCCAGTCAGCAGTCCAGCAGGCAGCAGCTCTCAAGGAACAGCTCGCCGGCAACAATCACCTGATCGATCAGACAACCAAGCTGATTGATACCACCAACCCCGCAGGCCTGAAGCTCCAGCAGACGATGGCCGGCGCGGCGGACGGTATCAAGATCGCGGCCATGGCCGCGTACCAGGCAGCTAAGGATGCTGGCGCAGAGCCCGCAGAAGCAATGGCGGCGTCCAAGAAGGTTCTGGAATCCCATTCCGGTGACCTCCAGGCAATCGCTGACGCAGCGGGCGTAAACGTCCAGGATATCCAGGCTGAATGGGATGGATTCTTTGGTAAGGAATGGGAGCTGAAGGCGGTCTTTTCCGCATCGGCTGTCCAGGTCCAGCAGGCTAAAGAGCTGGTTGAGGGCATGGGGCTTGAGTGGAATGAGAGCGTCTTTGAGGCTCTGCTGAAAGCTCACCCGGACCCGGCCAAGCTGTCGGTTGATGAGGTCAAAGCATGGGCTCAGAACTACGCCAACGGCGCCTACGAGGCCCAGCTAAAGGCCATGAACCCTGAAGCCCTGGCCAGGATCCTAGAGGCCACAGGCCTCGCTCAGAGCTACAAGGACGGCAACTACACGGGCGTCATGAAGGCACTCAATGCCACGACTGACGGCGTGTCTGCCGCATGGCAGGCGCTCATGGGAGTGGTTGGTGGTCCTAGTGGTGCTGGTTGGGCAGCAGCGATGAAGGCATACCTTGACGCTGTATCCAAGGCCAACACTGAGGCTGCACTGAACCAGCTCGCACGCACGCGCGAAATGAACATTGCCGTGAACTACACGTCACTGAACAGCCCTCGCCCAGCCATGATCGATGGCAACTACAACGGCTCCCTCACCGGCAGCAAGTTCCGCCCCCAGCCAATGCAGTTCTTCGCTGACGGCGGGTTCTCTGGACTCGATTTCGTGAAGCCTGGTGGTGCCAAAATCTACGCACCTTCCACCACATGGAAGGTTTTTGCGGAAGAAACCACAGGCGGGGAGGCCTTTATCCCCCTCGCCGCCTCCAAACGCGATAGGTCCACTCAGATTCTTGCTGAAGTCGCACAGCGGTTCGGCTACAAGCTGAGCAAGGCCACGGCCTTTGAGGACGGTGGGATCACCATCGGCGGCAACTCGCGGGCGACTGGACTGAACGTCCACATCGACACATTCAACCAGAACGCGCAAGACACCATTGAGGACGTCGGGCGCGGCATTATGCGCCAGGTCCGCAACGCGGGCGTGGTGGGAATCTTGGACGGCATCTAATTGAGAATCGAGTTCAATGGGCTTGACCTGGCAGACGAAAATCTGTTCAACGTAACAAGCATCGACGGGCTGGATTCCCTTCCGGATCTGACAATCGGCATGGCCCCTAAGCCGCGACGGCATGGTTCGTGGCTTGGGGGCAAGCTGGCCCAAAAGCGGGTCATTGCGATAAACCTGCAGATCCTCGGGGATCCGGACGACGGCTACCGAACCACCAACGCAAAGAACAAGCTGGTCAACGCACTGCAGATCCAGGACGTAGAGCAGCCCCTTGTCTTTGAGCTTGACTACGGGGACCAGCCGGTCATGGTGTACGCATCGGTCACGGCGCTGGACCTGCCCATTAGGCAGGACTACGGCCGGATCCGCGAGGCCATTATTGAGTTCACCTGCACCGACCCAATGCGGTACTCCGCTGAGGCAAGGCAGGGGCAGGCAAGGCCCCCCTCAGATCCTCCCGCTGTGGAGTACGGCTTCAACTATGGAGTCCAGTACAGCGACGAGGAAGGGGCCACCAACGCCTTTACCGCCAACAACGCGGGCAACTCCAACGCAGCAGCAATCTACACGGTGCGCGGGCCGATCAGCCGGCCATCGATCACGCTGCTGGACGGGCAGGGGTCACGAGCTACCACGTTCAACCTGACCCTCACGGAATCCCAGGAGCTACGGGTGAGCACATCAGCCAACCGCGTCCTGGTGAACGGCTCGGATGCCTTCGGCTCAGCGAGTGGCGCACTCGTGGCAGACCTTGTGCTGAGGCCTGGGGAAACCATCATCTCCTTTGGTGGCGTGGTGCCGTCCGGTGCCAGCCCCACGCTCAGCGTCTCCTGGCGAGACGCATCCCGCTAACCACACAACCATGAGAGGCCCTGGCTAACGCTGGGGCCTCTCCTGTTAGGAACACATGACCATCTACACCACAGGGGCAGGCACTCTCCCCGCGATTGCAGAGCGCAACCGCAACTCAATGATGCTTCAGGCTGGCAAGCGCGACACTAACCCGCTGTTTGTTTGGGATGGGGTCCACTCCGGTCTATATATCGAAAAGACAACCGGCATGGGCTTTGTGATCGGTGCCGGCCGCGCAGCAATCAATGGCGCATCTTCCGCTGAAGGTACTTTCACCGTAGTACTGACCGGCGATGAGCCCGGAACCTTTGAGCCCAACGATACGGCGGCAGACCGCCGCGACCTGGTTACCCTCAAGGCCTACCCCGGCAACCCTTCCGAGACTGGCGCAAAGGTGGAGGTAGTCAAGGGTGTACCTGGCGGCACCGACTGGCCAGTCGCACCCGCAGGCTCCATCCCCCTATACGGCGTCATCATCGGCGCTGGCATGAGCGCAGCAAACGGCGGCTGGAACCGCGCATGGACAACCGATCTTCGCAAGGACATTGGCATCCCTGAGTTTGAGGCATACACGCCGACATTCGGCGGCTTCACTAGCCTTGGCACTGGCGCTGTCCGTGAAGGACGTTACCGCGTGGACGGTGACAAGGTGACCGTATTCGCCCGCCTCCGGGGTGGAGCTGGTGCCAGCATGGGCACCAACAACCAACTCTACTTCTCGCTGCCTATCCCCACTGAGGGATTCTTCGTGTACGGCGGACTCGGCAACCTGCACCACCCCAACGTTTCCGGCCTGGCATACTCGCTCCGCTTGCTGAGCGTCGGACCCAACGCTGCCATTTGGGCAGAGAAGAATGATGGCTCATCCCTTGGTGCCCTGGTTCAGCCGGGGCAGGTTGGCTACCCGTTCGGTGAAGGCACTGAACTGTTTCTCTCGCTTGAGTACTACACCAAGGTTCTCTAATGGCCCGGCCCTCATGGAGGGTTACGTTCGCCCTGACAGAGAACGACGCCACCGTTGCTGACTTTGACTGTGAAATCTCCCAGCTCTCCCGCTATGTCTCCCCCAAGGTTGGGGCGCTGCAGATTCAGATCCCCATCCCAAACGCCGACGTCGGACGGGATGCCTACCGCATCCTGAACGGCTCCGGTCGAATGTCGATGTACGTCTACCGGGACAATGAAATTTGGTGGGGCGGCTTCATGGATGACGCCGTAGTCAATGGCTCCGGGGATTACCCGGTGCTCAACGTCTCGGGAGCAACCTTTGAGTCATACCCGGACAGGCGTGAGGCACGCGACGACGAGAACCTGAGCATGGAGCAGACCCACTTTGCCAAGTGGGCATGGGACTACATGCAGAGCAAGCGCGGCGGGAACATTCTCGTTGACACCCCCACCCCCCCAGCCTCCGGAAAGAACCGTGAGTTTGAGGTCAAGCGCTCCGATATCAAGACGGTTGGTTCCGTACTCAAGGAAGTAAGTAACCGCGCAGACGGCTTTGAGTGGATCATCGAAACATTCAACGATGACACCGGCATGCGGCGGCGGCAGCTCACCACGGGCTACCCCACCATCGGCCGGCCGGATAGCGGGATCACACTCACCTTCCCTGGCGACGTCATCAACTACGAGATACAGACGTCAGCCCTGGATGGAGCAACCAGCTTCCAGGCACGAGGCAAAGCCCCGGATCCGGTGGGCAGTCCCGGCAAGCCTGGCAACACTGACGGCTCTGGCGGTGGGGGTACGGCGGCTGAGAAGCAGCCCCCCATCATGAGTGAGATTTTCGTCAACGAGGATCTGCTAACCCAGGGCTACACGCTCACAGATACAACCATCGACCGCCCAACGGTCACTGAGGTTTCCACCTTGGATGAATGGGCAAAGCTGGCCCGCGAACTTCGCAGCGGCCCGCTCACCCTCCCGAACGTTACTTGCCGGATCGACAACTTTACCCAATCAATCCTTGGCTCCGTCGTGACACTTCGGATCAACGACTACCTCTGGCCACTCGGCCCCAATGGCGAGCCCGGTTACTCAACCAATGCTCGCGTAATCGGCTACGAGGTAGACCCCGGCGAGTTCGGAGCTGACGATATCGTGCAGCTCATTTTCGAGGACAACGCAGACAAGGACAACCTCAAGAGGAGCCCCGACTAAACCATGGCACGTTTTCCTCGCACCCTTGCCGACGCACTGGCGGCACAGGCTGAGGCAGGACGGTCCACACGAACTGAAGCGCTCAGCGTGGATGGCCTTGCCCCAATCAGCCTGGGGAATTTGAACGAGGATCTGAAAAACAACCTCGACACGCTGAACACCGACCTGGAACAGGCCACGCTCGACCTTGTTGGGGTGGGCCAAAAGCTCACCGAACTTGATGGCAGTCTCATCGCCCTAGATGGCGACATGACCCAGGCCAAGCAGGATCTTACTGGCCTAAGCACTGAACTGACCGGCATTGATGGGACCATCACGGACCTCATTGCCGACATGGAAATAGCCCAGTCAAACCAGGCCTTGTTTCAGACCAACCTTGATGGGCTCAACGGCGACCTGGCCACCCTGGACACAGCCCTTACGGGCCATGGCCAGCAGCTCACAGAGCTGGACGCGAGTCTCACTGCAAACTCGCAAGAGCTGTCACAGCTTCAAGCCAACGTGGCCGGCGTGGACGACAAGATTGCCCAGGCAATCGATGACGCGAACGCGCAGCCGATCACATCAGATCGGTTCACTGAGGACTCCCTGTCCATCTGGCCCTTTATCCAAGGCACCATCCCCCACGGCGCACTGTCACCCGGAGCTGTCAGCTCCAACGACCTTGCCGACTTTGTTATCACGGCGCGGAAGTTCAACGACGACCGCCACCGCATCTACTAATTCCCGTCCCAGGAGGACACATGACCAAGCCCACTGCCGCCGAAAAGCTTGACGCTCGTATTGAAGCGATCATCAAGGAAAAGTTTGACCACTACCTCACTGACCTCTCCTTCCGCATCGGCCAGGCCTATGACCTGATCGAGCGCGTAGGCGCTGGAGTCACTGCCACAGGCAAGGTCTACGCCGAAGATTTGAACCTGCCTGGCAAGGCAATCATGACCGGCTATACAACCACCCCCAATTCACCGGCCGCAGGATCCTTCGCCTGGGCAGATTTGCACATCGTATATGAAGGCACTGACTACCCGATCACTAACGGCAACACTGCCAACAAGTACGTATGGTGGAGCAAGACCACTACCAACACCGTCCTCCAGTCTGGCCCCACAAAGCCTGTTCTGAATGCCGCTGCTGGTGAAGTCCTGCTGTTCGTCAACAACGGCGGTACGCCGCTGGTCATGCTCTCCGACACCAACGCATCCATGCCGGCAGTTCTGCGCGATGGCGCTGTGGACTCGGGGGCCATCCTTGCGAACGCCGTGGGCTCCCTGGCCATCGCGGACAACGCCGTCACCGGCACGCAGCTTGCGGCCAACGCGGTTGGCTCTGCCAACCTGGCTGACGGCGCAGTGGTCCGCGCAACGCAGCTCGCAGCGAATGTTGTGGGCGCGACTCAGCTTGCCGACAACGCTGTGGACACCGCAGCTCTTGGCGCTAACGCGGTAACCAACCTGAAGATCGCTGATGGCGCTGTGAACCGCACCGCCCAGCTCTCCGGTGCCATCGTGGCCACGGGCAACATCGTTGCCAACGCTGTCGATTCCACCAAGCTTGCCGATGGCGCTGTGGCAACAACCGCAAAGCTCGCCGCGAACGTTGTGGACGGCACCAAGATTGCGGACGGTTCTATCCTCCGCACAGGCCAGCTCGCCGCAAACGTCGTGACTACGACCGCCATTGCGGACAACGCCGTGACAACCACGGAACTGAACGCTAACGCCGTGACCAGCACAAAGCTGGCCGACAACGCGATTGTCCGCACGGGGCAGCTCGGAACCAACGTGGTTTCCACCGCAGCCATTGCACCTAACGCGGTCACCACTTCCGAGATTCTGAACGGCGCTATCTCGCCCACCAAGCTCAACATCATGCGCCACATCATCTGGTAATCCAACAACCTAAAGGTCCGCAACCATGAAGGTACTTCTCGCTACCCCCGCGTATGGGGGACAGGTCACTGAGGCCTACTTGCAATCCATCCTTGCCCTGGTTCATGCCAGCTATGCACGGGGGATACAGATTGACGTAATGACCCTCACAAACGAGTCCCTGATAACCAGGGCTCGTAACGAGATTGTGGCTACTTTCATGGGTGGCGACTGGACGGATCTGCTCTGGGTTGATGCTGACATTAGCTTCAGCCCGGAGCACGTCTGGCGCTTGCTCGATGCACCGCACGACGTGTGCGCCACACCCTATGCAATGAAGGGACTTGACTGGGACAGCGCAGCCCTGGCGCAGGACGCGGCCACCGCTCGCGCAGCAGCCATCATGTCCGTTGTTAACTTCATCCCAGGCGTCCAAGTGCAGGACGGGTTTGCCCCCGTCCTTGACGCTGGCACTGGCTTTATGCGAATCAAGCGCTCCGTTCTGGAGAAGCTGATCGCCGCCCACCCGGAGGTTGAGTACCGATCCGAGAAGGACGGGAAAACCCGGTGGGCCATCTTCGACTGCATCATTCACGACGGCCGCTATCTCAGCGAGGACTATACATTCTGCCGACGCTGGCAAGCCCTTGGAGGGCAGGTATGGGTCGATGTTGCATCCCCAAACCTTGGCCACCAGGGCTCCTACACTTTCGGAAAGTAACCTCACATGGCTCTCCCCACAATTTCACACAACACCCCCTCAGCCGGATCCATCTCTTGGACCGGCTTTTCTATTCAGTACGCGGGCGGCAGCTACACCATTGCCGCTGGCAGCACGCCCAACGCTTACGTTTGGTGGCTCTACAACGGCGGCGTAAGCCCTGCCCTGCAGAGCGGGAATGCCCTGCCAAACCTCGGCCCCGATGACATGATCCTGTTTCTCAACAAGACCGGCACGGGCGTCCTGGTCCCCACCGCGGAATTGCTTGATGGCTCACTGATCGTCGGCGGGTCCATCCTTGCTGGTGCCATCGGCGCGAATCAGATCCAGACCTCCCACCTTGACGCTGACGTGGTTACCGCAGACGAAATCGCAGCCGGCGCTGTCCTGGCGGAACACGTCTCCGCTGGTGCCATCACCACCGAAAAGCTCTCTGTCGGCACTGTCGGAAACGACCTGGTTGCTAACGGATCCTTTGAGGACACAAGCGAGGCCGGCCTCCCCCTGGGGTGGGAGTCGCTTGGCACTCCCTACCTGGGATCCATCGCCCACATAACCGGCGTGTCCAGCTCGGGCAGGTATGCCATGCAGCTCTCAGCCACGGCCACCAACAGCAACATGGCTTTCAAGCAGACGCTCGACAAGCTCATCCCCGTATCCTCAGTCTCGGGCCGACGCTGGTATCTCGCAATGCGTGCCGGCGCTGGCACAGCATCCACCAAAGGTGCCTACCTCCGCGCAGCCTGGTACGACGCAAACAAGGTCCAGCTCACGACTGGCGGGTTCAACGACGCCGTAAGCAACGCAGCCCTCACTACGGCATGGACCGTCCTGGAAGGGCAGGTAACCCCGCCCGCAGCGGCCCGCTACATGCAGATCCAGGTTCACCTGGCATCCCCCTCCGTGGCCACCAATATGTACGTCGATGAGGTCATTGCTCGTGAGGTAGTCATTGCCGCGCAGATCGGTGACGGGCAGATCATCACTGCCAAGATGACGGCCAACACCATCGCTGGTGACCGCATCACATCGAACACCCTGCATGCTGACAAGATCACTGCCGGCACAATCGCCGCAGACAGGATGATTGTCAGCGACTTCACCAACTACGCCCAGGACGGCAACTTTACCGATGCCACCAAGCGCTCCTGGGGCGGCTCCGGAACCATCATTACGTCCAGCACTGAGCCCAACAAGCTCAAGGTAACCACCGCTGCTACCGGCAACAATGACCAGCCCAACGTCTACTCATTCAACGTCACCCCCGGCGAAATGTACTACGGGGAATGCTACGTGTACGGCGAAACAACCAACGTGGGCGGCGGCGGGCCGAACATGCACCTAACCGTCCGACATGACAACGGCACCACAGCGTGGCCCGGCTTCCAATCCCTTACTCGCGCCGCAGTTCAAGGTCAGTGGGTAAAGCTTTCGGGCTTCATAACCATCCCGGCTGGTGCTCGCACTGCCAAGGTGGAGCCCGCAGTCGGATTCTCCGCTGACGCCGTGGGCAATATCTACTACTTCCGGAACGTCCAGGTTCGCCGCCTGAGTGGTGGAGAGCTGATTGTGGACGGCGCAATCACCACACTCAAGCTCGATGCTGAAGCAGTCACCGCAGACAAGATCCAGGCGAACGCAGTCACGGCAACAAAGATCCTGGCTGGTGCCATCGGCACCAACCATATGACGGCCAACTCGATCCACGCTGACCGAATCCTGGCAAACACCATTGCCGGGGACAAGATCATCGGCAACTCGATCCTTGCCGGCCATATCCTGGCGGGCGAGATTGGCACCGACCACATGGATGCCAACTCGATCAACGGTGACAGGATCTTGGCCAACACCCTGACCGCTGCAAAGATCCAGGCAAACTCGATTACTGCTGATCGCATCCAGGCCTCGGCCATCACGGCGGACAAGCTCCTGGTCAGTGACCGAACCAACTACTGGGAAAACCCCGACTTTGAGCTTGACACCGTTGGGGGTATTCCCAACGGGACTACCAGCACCAACACCACCACCTCACGAGTGGCCTCAGGCGGCGCTAGGGGATCGGGCAAGTGCCTTGAGCTGAACGCTCTCAATGGCTCCAACAACAGCGTCTACTCCACCAACCAATTCCCGGTGGAGCCAGGGGATCAGTTCTATATCTCCTTCGACTACAAGTTCCTGAACACGGTTGGCACTGCCAACGCGGGCGTGGGCTTCCAGACGTTCGGTCCCACCAGGAACGCCATCACATGGGCAAAGGTGGACACCGGATCGGTTCGCCCCACCACATGGCAGGAGGGGGCTAGTGCCATGGTTGGCATCTACACGGTCCCCGCAGGAACCTACTACCTCACGCCATGGATCACCTTCCAGAACAACGCTGAAACCACCAACCGCTTCCATGTGGACAACATCATCATCCGACGCATGAACGGCGGTGAGCTGGTTGTTGATGGGGCTATCACCACTAACAAGATGACAGCCAACACCATCAATGGTGACCGCATCCTGGCCAACACTCTGACTGCCGCAAAGATCGTGGCCAACTCGATTGGAACCACGCAGCTTACCGCTAACGGCGTTAACGCTGACCGCATCATCTCCAACACGATCACTGCCGCAAAGCTGCAGACAAACTCGGTAGTGGCGGACAAGATCCTAGCTGGTGCCATTGGTACCAATCACATGACCGCGAACACCATCCACGCGGATAGGTTGCTGTCGAATACGATCACCGCCAATAAGATCCTGGCTGGCGAAATCAAGGCCGGCCTGCTGGAAACCAACCTGGTCCTGGCAACCAAGATCATTGCCGGTAACCCCACTGAGACGCACGCGGAGATGAGCCCTGAGGGCTTCCGCGTGTACGCCGACGACCCCTCGGATGGAGTCCCCAACGAGGTTGTACGCCTGGGCGTGGCTGGAACCAATGACTACTTCGCCATCACCAAGGCTGACGGCACGCTTGCAGCGTCCATCGATCAGAATGGCGTCGGATCGTTCACGGAACTCAACGCAACCAACAAGCTCTTTTACAAGGGTGTGGAGCTTCAGAAGAAGCTGGACGACCGTGGCAAGGGCATTGTGGGCGCGGGCTTCCGCTACAACAACAGCGTCAACAACGCATGGGTTGGTGGACCCTACATGCCCTACCTCCGCTTGGACGTAGACCTGGAGCCCTACCGGCTCTACAAGATTTGGTGCTCTCCCGTCCACATGGATCATGACGGCGGCATTGGATCCACCGTTGCCATCACCTACGGCTTTGACGACCCTGCCAACGCCGGACAGATGCACTTGACCAAGACGCAGTTCCCGCCGCAGGCCTCGGGCTACAGGGCTACGCACACTGGCCTTACTGAACTGTGGGCCTATGGCGATGATGTGAACGCAACCCGCAAGGTTAGCTTCCTGGTTCAGTTCGGCATTCAGACCGCGACCAACGGCGGCGGACAGTGCGGTATCCGCGCTACCGGCGACTGGCCTGTGCGACTCGTGGTTGAGGACGTTGGACCTACCGCAGCGTCTATCGGCAACGGTACGCACATGGACGGCCCTCCCGGATCCAACCAGCCAGCACCGACACCGCCCCCTGCCAAGCAGACCTATGTGAAGCAGTACGGATGCTGGAACAGCGCCAACTACAACGGCAGCAATGGCCGCTACACCTACAACGACAGTGTGATGTACCAGGGCCTCAGCCCTGCCGGCCACGGCAACCTGAAGTCCTTGAGCCTACACAGCGATATGACGGCTGACCTCTCGGGGGCAGACATCAACTACATTCGCGTCTACTTCAACTTCCAGCACTGGTACTACAACTCGGGCGGCACCGCCCGTATCGGCCTGCATGGTCACACCGGCATCCCCGGTACATGGTCAAGCATGGGGCCGCAGGCCGTCGCCGTATCTGGCGGTTGGCCTAAGCCTGGCGCTCGATGGGTAGACATTCCCGCCGCCCACTGGGACGGCTTCAAGACCGGCGCATGGCGCGGCGTCACCCTCGAAGGTGACGGCACCTACGGAACGTACGGCTACGCCGAACGTCCCACCATCGAAATCAGCTACAACAAGTAACCCCAAAAGAAAGGACTCTCATGAGTCTCATTGCAACAGCCCGTGCGATTGACGATGCCCGCTTCGTCTGGCGCGTCAAAGCCGCTCTGCTCTCCACGGCAGCAACAAAGGTGACGGAGGCAGAAGGCCCGGAACAGTGGTTCGCTGAGCACGTTCTGGACAACCCCATGGCTGAGAACAAGACAGCTATCGCCCTGGTTGCAGTCAATAGCGCAATCGCCAGCACCGTTGTTGTTGACGCCTTCAACACGGTCAACACTGAGGGAGTCACCGACGCCGACATTCTCTATGTCGTGGCCACCGAGTGGACCAAGCTGGCAACTCGCCACGATGAGCTGTCCAACCCTGCCCCCGCTGCTGGAGCAACAACAACCGTCTAAGGACTAACCCATGGCCGAATGGCTTCAATGGGTAGTCGCCCTTGGGGGACTCGCTGGACTCGGCGGGTTCCTCAAGGTTTTCTTTGAGCGGAAGAACAACGCTAACGCCCACTCCATAGCACTACTGGATCAGTACCAGGAGGACCGTGCTGCAGATCGGGCGCTAAACGAGAAGCTGCATACGAAAGTCGATCAGGTTCTCAAGCTGTACCACGATGAGCACGAGTACTCCACCGTCCTGCTTGCTTGGGGATTGGCCGGCGCACCGCCGCCCCCACCCCAGCGACAGCAGCGGGTCACCATCACAGCCACAACTGAATAGCCACACCACCGGGAGGGCTCCTACGGGAGTCCTCCCTTCTTTATGCCCAGGAGGCAATCATTAGCTACGTAATTGATGAATCACTGAACGACACAGAGTTCACCCCGGCCGGATCCGTTGCCGGCGTATTCGGCACACCCCGCCGCTACGAGAGTATTACAGTGCATCACTGGGGCTCCTTCGGCCAGACGCACGACGGCATCAACGACTTCTTTGTGAACCGCAACCGCAACACTTCCGCTCACTTCGTTGCTAGCGATGGCCGTATCAACTGCCTGGTATCCCCTCAGGATGCAGCATGGGCGGCGGGCAATGCCTATGGCAATGCAACATCGATCCACATTGAGGCAAGGCCAGAGGCCACGGATGGGGATTACCGCACCGTGAGCTGGCTCATCTCATTCCTTCGGGAGCATTACGGGGCCAACCTGCCGCTGAAGCACCACCGCGAATGGTCCGCCACTGCCTGCCCTGGCAAGTGGGATCTTGCCCGCCTGGACCGCGAGGCTCGCGCGTGGAGCACTGCTGGAGCACCGGCCGCACCAACCCTCACGGTTGCACCTCAGAGCGCCACAGCGCCCGCAGCAATGCCCGGAGCTGGAGAGTTTCGCGTTGATCCAGGCGACACCCTTTCGGGGATTGCCGTCCAGTTTGGCTGGACTCTCCAGAGCATCATCGATGCCAACCCCGGAATTGATCCTAACCGGATCTACCCCGGACAGATCCTCAAGGATGGCAAGGCACCCTACGTTGCGCCCAAGCCGACACTCCCCCCGTACTGCACTGTCGATCCGGGAGACACGCTTGGCGGCATCGCCGTCCAGTTCGGCGTGAGCCTTGAGCACATTCTGGCTCGCAACCCTGGCATCAATGCCAACCTCATCTACCCCGGCCAGCGAATCAATCTGTAAAGGAACTAAGTAAATGGGCGAACACGTAAACGAGCAAGCACTTATCAAGGCTGACGCACTCAACCGCGCAGTCCGCACCCTTTGGCAGGGCTTCGGCTTTGACGCCGTAGCGGCCATTGGTGCCGGGACACTGATCCTGGTCAACGATATCCCCGTGGAATCTGCCCTCTTCTGGCAGTCCTTCGGAGCCCTGGCTTTGAAGTCAGTAGTGGTGTCGGCCGCGAGCTACATGGCTCGCCTGAAGCTGGCCCCCAAAACCCCTACTACTGGTGAGTAATTTCATAAGCCTGCTGATTGTCCGGTAGTATATTTCTCGGCCGGCTGGAGATTCCCCCAAGCGCTCGGCCGGCCGAACCTGGGGCGGGCGGGACTGTTTTCCCCCCGGATTGGGTTCCGTCCGTCTCTTGTACCGGACACACAAAAAAGCCCCCCACCTGAGAGTCCTGTCTCTCGTCTGTCGCACAGATGGTGGGGGGCTTTTTGTCGTTTAACTAGAGCTTCGGTGAGGGGAACAGCACCAGTCGGGTAATGATTGCCAGGGTAATCATGGCGAGTCCCTGGAGCCAGGTGATGTGGACAGCTCCACCCGTTGCTGCCGGCACCAGCAGCATGAGGGCCATTGACAGCAGCGTAAGGACGATTGCTGCCACAACGAATCCCAGGAGGATCTGACCGGCCGCGAGGGCAAGGATGGTTTTCACTTTAGACATTGGTGAGGTCAGTCACTTTCACTTGGTGGAGCTTGAGGTTCAGGTTGTTGGTGATCCGTACCAGGGCACGGTCAGCGGTCATGCGTGACGCGGCATCGCTACGGTCAAAGGATTCGCCCAGGCCATACTTGCGAAAGAGGATCTGCTTCTGATGCAAGCTCAGCTTGTCGAACTCGGTGCGGACGTCAATGCGTCCGTCGATATCCGGCACGTCCTCCACGTTGGCCCACACGGCATCCTTGAGGTACGTCTCCACAATCTCCGGGGTGTAGATGAAGTTGCCCATGGCGTGCATCCGGTCAATGCGTTCCTTGACCAAGTACTTACGTGCTGACTTAGTTGCGAGGTCCGCAATACCCCTCTCGGTGTACCCGTCAAGGTGCTGCAGGTTCTCACCAATGAACAGCCAAATGGACTGGTTCACATCATCAACCGTGCAGTACTCCGCGCCCTTGTGCTCGCGCTTGGCGATCTTGGAAACCATCTCCGCGTGCATCATGTGCAGCTCACGGAAACGAATGTTTTCAGGCATCTTCTTCTTTCGTCGGGCGAACATACGCCCGGTAGTGTTGGTCATCGCGCCACGCCTGTTCCTCCGCTGGGAGGATCATGGTTGCGCCAGCGTGTACGTGGGACTGGTTGGCATAGCCCCACTCCAAGGCGTCCTGGGGAACAACCCATATGCGGCCGGCCTCGGGCTTCCACTCCGGGGGGAAGGGCTGGTCGATGCCCAGCATGATCCGCGTCGGTTGGTTACTTAGTTCCGTGATTGTGTATTCGTGCGTTTCATCAAACGATGGAGTAGTCACGGGCCTTGCCCCCTTCTGTGGTGAAGATCAGCGCACCAGGTGCGCCACGGTCCCCGGTGCGGTGCCGCCACCAGGTGGATTCCTGCTCTTGTGCCGGCGTCATGATCCAGGTCCGGTCACCCTTGGTATCGAGCTGGAAACTGTGGCCGTGAGCGCTTACCGCCACGTCGGCCTGGTAAAGGTCCGGGTAGCGGCGGTCAAACGCTGAGCCCTGCCACCACTGCCAGTGCTTACCTCGCGGGTGTTGATGCCCGTGGTAGTGGTGGATGACTGTCCCATTGACGTCCAGGGTTACGCCCAGTTCGTCCTTGCGGGGGACGAATGTCTCTACGTGCCCATACACTGCAGGGTTGAGAGCCATGGCATCTGTCACTGCCACCAGTGCATCCACGGCAAAGCTGTCATCGTAGGTGGTCATCCCAGGACTACGGACAGCCTCATCATGGTTGCCAGGAACGCTTACAACCGTGAGCCGTTCCGTGTGCGGTGCGAACTGGTCAATCGCGTAGAGGAATACCCGGCGCGTAAGGCGTAATTGTTCAGTGAGGGTAAGCTCTGTCCGCCAGGCGTTCTTACCGCCCTGGCTGACGAATCCTTCAAGGCAATCTCCCATGAATGCGATGTGCGCGAACGCGGTTCGCTTCTTGCGAGACTCCCGAAACTCAGCCGCAGCGTTATCGATACTTTGGATAACACGGTCGATAGTTCCCGCAGTGCCGTCGCCATCTGCCTTACCAAACTGGTAATCGCCGTTCGCAAGGTTGAAAGTCCCTGCTCCACGCCCTGGCTTAGGCGCGGTCTTGCGTCGCTTGACATGACTAAGTAGTTCCTCAATTGAGTGGTTACTAGGGGATATACGCTGGACATTGAACCGAAAGCTGGTCAGCTCTTGGATTCCGGAAGGGGTTTGAGCCTCCCATGTGGAGTGTCGAATAGGACCGACAATTTCCCAGTCCTCTCCATCAAATCCAGCATTGGCAAGCAGGACGGGTCCGCGTGCGTCCGGATCCACTGAGCCACGAGTCGTGACGGTACCCTTATCTCCAACGACTTCCTTCCCAGCCTGCCAGCCCTTGGGGGCTTGCCGCTGCACCGCTGCCAGCTCTACGGCTGGCTTAGTGGCCAGCATGTCTACAAGGCTCACAGCATCGCCAGCAATCCGGTGACGATCAGGAGTGCAATGCAGATGGGAATCTCATAGCCGGTAGTCCACTTCACAGCGCCACCCGGCCCGTCTTGAGCTTGGTCCGGAAGTTCTGGATCTGATGCCCCTGAACCTCGTGGCCCATCTTGGTCAGCTCGGCCGCGATCTGTGGACCGGACCAAAGCTCATCCCGTACCAGGACTTTGAAAGCGTCCTGCTCTGCAGGGGCCAGTGCCTTGTAGATGGCCATGATCTTGTCGTGCTTGTGGCTGGCAGGCTTGCCCTCCTGCAGGAGTGTTGCCAGGCTCATGCTGCCCACCGCGCAGCCCAGTTGTGATGGCCCAGTGCGTATTCAACCTCGTTGTAGAGCTTGTCCATTGATCCGTTGTTGTAGATCAAGTAGTCCTCGCCCATTCGGCCGGCCCAGCTCTCGGAGGCGTGGGTATCCTCCTTGTGCGCCAGGTGGCGCTCAACCTGCCAGAGGGATCCCCGGAGGTTGCCGATGCACTCTGCCTCATTGGGGAAACGTACGTCAGTGAATACGTATTTGCCCCGTTCCTTATCTAAGTCGTTGGTTGCCGCCTTGACCCAAAAGTCCTGGTCAATGCCACGGATACCCTCCGTGCCAAGCTGCTGCAGGAGACGCCGGTACTCGGGGAAGATTTTCTTTACCCCATCCTCACCAATGTTCTGCAGCGCGTGGCTGAGCTTGATGGTGTGACCCGGCCGCATGGGGTCCATTCCCAGGATGGGATCCTGGGCAAGCAGTACGCGCTTGAGCGGGGCCGCAAAGGACCGCTTCTCAAACCCGTACCGGCTGACCAGGTAGTCGGCAACAGTGTCCTTGCCACTCTGAGCAAGGCCCGTAAGTCCGATGAGGATCATGCGTTGGGCCTCCATTCGACCTCAACAAAGGTGCGGGTGAACTCCGAGTTTTCCCCGTAGGTCACGCGGAGCTGCCCCTTGGCCGGATCCACACTGTGGCGCTCCAGTGCTGCAAGCACGTCGCTGATTGCGAACCGCGTGGCCAGAAGGTTTGACCCGCCCGTTGCCAGGAATGCGTTGCTCTCGGGGAGCGGGGCACGGCTGTAGTAAACCTGATCGGTCATTTCATGACCCCCCGCAGCTCGGAGTCGATGAAGTTCAGCTCATCGTGAGCCAGGGGGATGACGTCCCCGGCATGGAACTGGGACAGGTCAATCTTGTCCGTGAGCCACGGGCCATTGGTGTAATCGTTTACGTATCCACGCAGTTGCGGAAATACTACCCCGTAGTCGAACAGGGTGTTGCCGATGCCGTGAAACTCAAAGTCCTTGGTGCCGGCAGTCTCAGCTCCGGTAACCTCCAAGTAGCCCTCGCGGTAGACCTCAACGATAAGGCCCATGCTGCCAGGCTCAAGCGGCCCCAGCTTTTCCTTGAGTGACACGCGGTCACCCTTTGCATAGCTTTCCATTTTCCCTACTTCATCTTCAGCAAGGCGCGTAGCTCAGCGGCTCCGTGCTTCACATAGAAACTGTTGACGTCCTCCCCCTCGGGGAGCTTGATGATTGCCGGGGCCGGTACCTCGCCGGCTACCTTCTTTGCGAAGTCAGCGCCCGCGCCCTTGTCGTCGTTGTCCTGCAGGATGATGACTCGCTCATAACCCTCAAACAGGCTGGAGTAGTGGTCCTTCCAGGCACTCGCTCCAGGTATGCCGATGGCCGGTATCCCGGCCTGCACGGCGGTAATGCAGTCAATCTCTCCCTCGCACACAGCGATCCACCGCTGATGCTTCACCAGCTCATTGACGTTGTAGATGGTGATGGTTGATCCTGGCGGTTGCCAGTACTTCGGTCCATCTCCGTTAGGCCCGCGCCTGAAGCGCAGCGCTACCGGGCCACTCCTGGTGATGTAGGGGATGGACACTTTCCCAAGTGCCTGCTCATCCCCACCTTCGGGGTTGACGACGGCTCCCAACTGGAACTGACTTAGCGTCTCGGGCTCCAGTCCCCTCGCGTCTATCAGATAGTCGAGTAGGTCTGTACCGCTGGGGCTGAATAGCTGCTCGTGATAGCTCTCCGCCCTTTTGGCCAGTGATTTCCTCTGCGCGTTCGACAGAACGGCCATAGTCCACCCCCTCTCTGTTTTGAATAAGATCCAGCGCGTCCCCAAAGAAGGAGCATGCGAAGCAACGAAACTGCTGCTTGCTCTCGTTGAAGGACGCGCTGGCGTTTGAATCGTCATGGATGACACAGCGGATCTTTGCCCAGCCACCACGGCTGGGTAGGTGGTCAGCGCCGTAGAACTCCAGGACGGGCCGGATACTAAACTTCGTCTGCGTCTGCATTCAGGTCTTGCACCAGCCGTGTGAACTGCTCTCGCAGTTTTGCCAGGACAGGAAAGTCCCAGCCGGATTCGTGCTCCGCGATGGAGCCCGCTTCAATCAGGTCAACCAGCTCGGCAATGGTGAGTGACACCTTTGCGCTCTGGCTAAGGAACTCGTCCCCGTAACCGTCCATTAGTCGCAACCCCCGCCGCTGCTGGAGCTGCTGGAGTCGCTACCCCCGGAGTAGCTCGATGAGTCCGTCCACTGTGAGGATGACCCACTGCTCACCTGGTTTACTGGTTCCACGGCGCTTAGCCACAACAAGGCCGACGTCGGCCCCGTCGTTGATTCGCTCTGCCTCGGCCTCTCGTACCCACTGGGGTAGTTCGAGCCTGCCGCCATAGTCCTTGCATTCGACCGCGACACGTCGGCCTTTCGCCGTCCGAACGTTCGCAATGTCGCCAGTATCTTTCGCACCCGTGCGAACCTTTCTATCAATGAACTCGGAGAGATGATCTTTCAGGTAATCGGCAGTGGTTCTCTCAAACCTGCTGCCGGCCTGTTTCGCACTCGCGTTAGTCCTCGGCACCTCTATGGCCCTCTACTTCTGCCCAGGCGAGTTGGAATTGCTGGACGATGGTCCGGGCTACGTAGCCGTAGCCCACCACCCCAGCGCCCGCACTGAGCATCACGCAGATACCGCGCAGCTCGGAGGGGGTGAAGGTCATGCGTTGGAGTCGATGTAGGTTGCCTTCGTCGTCAAACTCAACAACCAGCTCGCGCTCAAAGTATCTAGCCGGCATATTGCATTCGTCCCAGGTCTGCCAAAACTGGCAGTGTCCAGGCACCGGAGGCTTGCGCCTTACCGTTGCGGTTCTTCACGGGGGAAATGTTCAGATGGTTGGGCGTGCGGTGGAGGGTCCAAATTACAGCCGGCGTTTTCGACACCTTGCCCCGAAGTCCGCTGAGCGGAATGGGTTTCATTCCGTCCTCGTTCTCCCCGGTAACGTGGTGCAAAGCAACTACTGCTGCCCCGGTTTCCTTTGCCAATTCATGGAGAAATTCGCAGTTCCCTTCCAGGGCTTCAAACTCTCCACCGCCACCGGCGTACAAATTCTTGAGGTTGTCGATCACTACAATTTCCGGATATTCTCCGTGCTTAGTTAAGTAACCACTCATTTGAGTATGTACGTCGTTGTCGTCGGGCGATGACCGGAAGCTCCACTCAAAGTGGCTTGCCGCCTGGTCAACAATGGCGTCCATCTCGGACGCCCGCCCTTCCCTCAGTAGCCGCTCTACCTCAGACTGTTCCCAGCCTGTCTCGATGGCCACTGCCCTTTTGAACATGGTGTTGGCATCCGAATCCGCCGAGAAGTAGAAGCAGGTATTTACCTGTTTCTCATCCCCGGCCAACCCGTTGCCGCGCTGGATAATGTTCTGGATTACCGCGCTCTTACCCGTGCCAGGCCCGCCTGCAATAATGGCCAACTGGCCACGTCGTATATGCGATTCCGTTGAGTTGATGATCGAGAAAGGATTCTTGATCGGCTCGCCTGCATTGGAATCAATACGCCTTGCTTGCGATAGCCTCAGCATTTGTTAGCGGACGAACTTCCAGAACTTGTGGGTACCGCCAGCAAGTCCGGGGTGATTCGGATCGTCGGTCTTGAGCTTTTCCGGACCAGTCTCAGCCTGGCCGCGCGGGTCGGCCCAGGCCTTCCAGTTGCCCTTGTCGATCCACTTGGCAGGGATGCCCAGGATCAGGGGGACGCCGGCCGGCGCTGCTGCTGCAGCGGGAGCTGCAGGTGCCGGGTAGGCAGCGGCAGGCTGGGGGTTCGGCGGGTAAATCTGAGTCGGTGCAGGCTGTGCCATGGAGCCGCCGTTGTAGGCGGGTTCCGGAGTGGATACCGGAGCGGCCACGGTCTGTGCGCCGAGTCCCTTGCCCAGGTTGTACTGAGCGGCAGCGCCAGCGGCGATGCGGCCAAGAGTGGCGAACGTGCCGTTGCGCTCTGCAGTCTGCAGGTCCAGCTCGAACTCTGCTGCATCGTTGGAACGGACAACCAGCCAGGGTGCCTCGTGGCCCGGACCAAGCTTGATGGTCCCGGTGAACTTCGCTTCGTTAGTCAATGTTTCCTTCCAGCCCCGTAAGGCGTTGGTAAATATACGCTTGACAATCGGGGCAGGGGTATCCGGCCAGACTCCCTAGCAGGTAACCCTGCCCCCACAACCAAGCTCGCCCCCTTGAGGACGATGAACCTACAGTACACATATATACGCTGGACAATCAAATCCAGCTTTTGAACCTTGGGCTAGAGGGTTACAAGCTCCAGGGTTGCCAGGACTTCGTAGTTGCCATCCTTGTCCTGGATGGTGCGGATCCCGATCACGCCGTCAGCCAGGGTAAGGCTGTGGCTCGCTGCCTGGACAGCAAGCGGCTGGAGCAGGCGGGGGGTGAGCGCCTGGATATCGCCATCGGTGGGCTTGTGGTTGAAGCGAGCCTTGGCGTAAATCTGCGCCTTGGGCTTGGGGGTTTCAACAGCCGGCCCCTTGGGAGCTGCCTTGCGGGTGCGCTTTACGGTGGCTACTTCTTCACTCATTTACTTATCTCCTTGGTTACTTGAGCACGACGAAAGGCACTGCGCCCTCGCCCTTTGCTTGACGTGCGGCAATGACCTTGCCGTCTTTGTCCAGGGCCGTCTTGGCGGTCCCCATGTGTGCGAGCAGGTGTCCCTTTGCCCGGAGCATTTCAGACTCCGCGTGCGCCAGGTTCGCCTTGCTCGTCGCAACCAATTCAACAACCTCATCGTCAAGAGTGATCTTGACCTTGGGGTCGATGGACAGGTTACGCTCCCGCAGGTACGTGTAGGTGTCCTCGCCGCCATCAATCGGCGGGGGACTGTTGGTCTGCAGCGAGTAGGTGAATGCTGCCGCTGCGTCCCGCATCTCTGCAGTCTTGGCTGGATCGGCGTAGATCCGGTACTCCCGATAGTCTCCCAGGCCGATGAGCACAATGATGTGCGCCGAGTGCCAGCCGAACGTATCCAGGTACCAACGGACCTGGGCGACATACTTTGCGGGAATGTCGTTCGGTCCCGGTCCCCAGCCCACGCCGGTCATGGAAGTCTTGACTTCCAGGATTTCGCACTCACCAGTTTCCCGGTTGAGCAGCCGGCCATCCGGGTTTGCGAGCTGGTACGGCCGATCCTTGTTGCGCCATGACGCACCCGGCAGTACCGCATATTCCGGGTGCGCCTCAGCGAACTTCTCAATGATTACGGGCTCCAGCCTGTGGCCCCACTCGAAGAGAGGATTGTAATCCTCGTTCCTGGGGATGATGCCGGCCTTCTCCATCCACAGTATGTACCGTGACTTGAAGTTGTTGATTCCCAGGATTGAAGCAATCTCGGAGCCGCCGATCCCCTTGAAGCGGGCGTCGTGCCACTCCTGGGATCCGTCCTCGAACTGCCCTACAAGTACCGCATCGCCCAGCGTACTGGGCAACATTCGTTCGGGATCTGCCTCCGCGTCTGCTTCCTCAGCAAAGAACGCTGCAATCTCCGCGTCCGTTGGCTCCCGTACCTCCACGGGCAGGGGAGCATCCACGTAATCGTTTATGGACGTCTGTCCTTCAAGCTCAGGCATAGGCCAGCTCTCTTTCCTTCTCTTGTTTCTGCGTTGCGATTTCGACCTTCGTTTCCGCTACCAGTTCATCCAGGTCTGCAAAGTCCCGGCAGAGGATTTCAATGACGCCATCCTCGTAAGCGATGGCCTCAGTGAGGGCATACCCCTCCGCTCCCAATTGGAAGTAGAGGTCTGACAGGTTGACAGGGCTGTTCACCTGGCCGGCAACAATGCCGTTGCGGCTGACAACAATCAAGCCAGGTTCGTCAATAATGACCTTGAAGTCCTCGTCATCTTCCACGGTGACGGGGGCTGAAACTTCAAGGGTGGCTGCGTACACCATGGAGCGGGATCCTGACTCATAAAAAGACCAACGGAGAGTGTTTGTATGTCAAGTTCGGATATCTACAGCTCAACCTTGGTGAGCGAAAAAGCGCGGAGCCCCCGCCCCGCGCTTCTGCAGAAATCTACTTGCTGGACATAGGTTACACAGTATCAGCACCTTGTGACAATTTATTGAAACGTGACCGAAACGCCGTAACCCCTAAGCCTGCTTACGATTCCTCTAGTTTAGGATCGGCCCAGTCAGGAGTTGTTCCACCACTGCGGGCGGCACGATCCTCTCCGTCATCCCCGATGAGGGCTCGGGGGTGAGGATGGGCTTGGCTTTTTTTTTGAGCGGAACCTTCGGCAGTCGGAAGATCCCCTCATCGGTGGGCTCCCGCTTGACGTAGAAGAAGCCTCCCTTGCGGCTGGCGTCGTTCGGCGGTGCCTCCGGGTGGTAGTCCAGAACCACGTCGGCGTCCTTCATTGCCTGCAGCCAGGTATCAAGAAGGTGCTGCTCGGTTGGGTTGAGCACCTGGCCCTTCTTCTGCCGCATGATGGCCCGGAGTCGCTGAGCGACTGCCGTGGACCTGTGGATGGGGTGGATGGGCCAGGGAATGTGGTCCTGGTATGTCTCTTTAGTTTCTGTGAAGCCGGCACGCTCCAAGGCCTTCCACACTGCAGCCTCGGTTACGTCATATTCTTCCGCGATGCGCTTCAGCTTCCACCCCTGCGCCCTGAGCTGACGCAGGACGGTGTTGTCTGGCAACTTTCTTGGTGCGGCCATTCTCTTATCTTCTCCCCGAATTGTTTTCTTGGATGGCCCCCGGCCCCCAATACTTATCTACTTGAGTACGTCCCCACGTACCTAAGGACAGTAGGTGTTACTTCGCGTCCGGACCATGCTTGTCCTCGACCCGCTCAATAACCTTCTTCTGCAGTTCCTTGTTCTCTAGCAGCTCGTCTACCAGGGCTCGCATGACCCAAACATGCTGAATGCGAACCCTGCCAATCTCCATTGCAATGTCCTGGCAGAAAGACATTAGTCCCCTGTAAGGTACGGGCTCAATATCAACGCTTAGACGAACGAGTTTAGAAAGTACTGGCGCTGCCTTCTTCTTCTCTGCAGCAGGCTTAGGTGCTTGATCTGTGTGTGCGAGCTTCGCCTTGAGGGCAGCAGCTCCAGTAGTGCGTGGCATTGCTAAATCTTGCCTTTCATGAGTTCATCAAGCTCCTTGGCTACCAGGTCGTAGCCGCCGAGTTCATTTACCGGGAAGCCCTTCGCCAGTGCGAACAGCTCCAGGCGCGTAATCATCGTGTCTAGGACGCGATGCCCATCCTCGCGGATAAACTCGGAGATTACCTGGCCCGAGTTAGCGGACTTGTTGTTCCTGGTCATAAGGACGGCCATTGTCATCTCATCGTCCCGGTCATCCTGAATCCGGTGCAGCGTGTCCCACACGGCCGGCAGGCGATCCTTCTCCATCGTGGAGGGGGAGGTTGGGATGATTACAGCGTCCGCTGCCCTGATAGCCCCGTAGACAATGCCGGCCTCTTCGTCCAGCGGGGGAGTGTCGATAATAACAACGTCGAAGCGATCCCCAATGATTCCCGGCAGGACGCGATGGAGCTTGGGTACGTCCTTGCGGAACACGGGAATCTCAAAGTCCGCCTGGTCCGCCCATTCAATGAGCGAGCCCTGAGGATCGGCGTCAACCATGATGACGCGCTTACCCTCAGCGGCATAGGCGTGTCCGAGGAAGCAAGCGGTGGTGGTCTTTGCGGTGCCACCCTTGAGGTTCATCACCGTAATTATCTTCGTCATGCTTCAACAATAGCGTATCCAAGTGAATAAGTAAAGACGTGACTAACCTGTTGCGTAGATCACTAAGAGCTTCAAGTTGACTTGCAGTAAACCGTTGCCCTGGGTAATGGTTGAAGTGCATATACATGATGGGTACGACATTTACGAGAGAAGAGTTTGCAGATGATGATGAGTGACACCCTGACCACAGCGGAGGATCTTCTGAATCTGCCAATCAACACGGTTCTCAGCGGGGGGTTCAAGCGCCTCACCAACAGCGAGCCGGCCGGCCTGGATTGGTACCTGCCGGGCAGCGCTGTGGGCTACACCGCATACGAGATTCGTGTCCCGACTCGCGTACTGGAGTACGCCTAAGGTATAGTTGCACATAGCAGCATTGAGTAATCGATGTGGGTGTGCAAACCTTTCTGCTAACCAAAGACAGAGAGCCCTACCGGCCCCCCAATACGGTAGGGCTCTCGTCGTCTGATAAACTTTCCTGAGCATTGGACAACGTGTGGTTGTGGAGACTACCCAATGTATTCAGCCCTCGCGGACTGAACTGATCCAGGTGCCCCGTCTCGCGGCGGGGCATCTGCCATTTAACCGATCTTCCAGGGCTTCTCCACGCGGTGACTCTTCCTGGGCTTGGGCAGTCCCAGGATTCCCCGGCGCACATACACTGAGTTGAGGGACCGCCCCAGGACGATGGCCATGTTTTCGTAGCTCGTATCCAGGACGTGCTCCCGCAGGTAGTCGTCCTCTTCCTGGGTCCAGCGCCGATACTTGGAAGTCTGCAGCCGCTCCGGGGGGCGCTCCGATGGGGGGAGGCCGATGCCCCGCTGGTCCCGGTCCTGCTTCTTCTTCGCGTTGGTGCAGTGGTGGCAGGTCTTGCGCCGTGCCTGGTTCTTTTTGCCGGCGTTCAACAGGGGGAAGGAATCCCCGTCCGCCAGCTCACCGCAAGCGATGCAGGTCCGGGCCAGGAGAAACCTGGGGCCGGCAGACCAGGGGGAGTTTGGCCCCTTCCGGGGGAGCCTGGACTGGCCCCGCCAGGTGTAGCTCATTCCTGGTACATATCCTTCAGTCGCTCCTGGTTGAAAACAAAGGGCTTGCCGTCGCGGTCATCCCAGGACTCAAGCTGATTGACGATGGCCCATATCTGCGCCAAGGCCCGAACCTTGCTGCTGGCCACAATCTCTGCGGTGAAGCTCACCACAGGCTCCGTGCGCTTCTCGTATCCAAGAATCTCCAGAGCCTTGTCCGTCAACTGCGGCGGCTCCCGGTGCGATGTGAACGGGGTAATGAGCCCGTGGCGGTTGCGCAACCGCGTGACGATGGTTCCCAGTGACTTCTGATCCATGTTCTGACGTCGAGCCATCTCCGCGTTGGGAGACGCCACGTCAGGATCGTTGGCAAGCTGAACGTATTCCTCTGCCCACATGGCCCAATACTCAATCCCGAACCCTGCCGGCATTCCAGATCACCTCTCCCGTCTCATCGTTTATTTTTGCATCTCCACGCGCAACCGCTTTACACACGGCTTTCCATTCGCTGGTCGTCCTGAGCTGCGCCTGCTGGCGGCGCTCCTGCTCGATGCCCTGGCGCTCCACTTCCACGCGGCGCTTAGCCTTCAACTCGCGGGCACGGACCAGCTCCCGCTGCGTCCGACTCATCATCGGCCGGCCGTCGATCATCCAGGCCTGCAGCCGGTGCTGCATCCAGCGGCCGACGTCGAGGATCCCGGTAGCGCCGTCGTGTGGCCACTTGCTGCCATCGGGCTTGGTGTCCAGGGCTCGGGCAATGTCGATGATGGTCCAGCCCTTCCGGAAGAAGGGGCGGCACCTGGTGGCCACGTCTGCCGTGGTGGTGCGCCGTAGCGCAAAAAACCTTAGCTGAAGCTCAGTTGCAGCTTGCAACTCACTCTCCCGGCAGGCACCCTTGGCCCCTGCGCTTTTGGTCGTTCGGGAACCATGCCACCGCTCTTGCGGCCGAGAGGCTGTTGCTGCCACGCGCGGCGAGCCGCTAGGCGAGGCCTCAAAAGTCTGTCGTGGCGTAGCCACGTCCTTTATGGATTGTGGTACGCTCGCGTACGCCCGCGCCTGGGGGGCAATTACTTCGTAATCGCCGGTAGCAGTGCCACTTTTATCCACAGACTTTAGAGGCGATGGAACCAGCAGTACGTAGATGGCGCGTTCGTTGATATCTTTCTGCGGCGTGTACTGAGCCTGCCGGCCCTTGGCCACGGTGCCCAGGAGTCCAGCCTTATGCAGCCTGGCACGGATGCGGTTGATGGTGCTGCGGGACAGTCCCGTCTCCCGAATCAGATACTCCCACCCTGGGCTCACTGTCATTGATGTGTGGTCAACTGACCTGGCGATTACCCGGACAAAGGTGATGATGTTGCGACGGCACTGCGCGTTGGCAGACAGGTAGTCGTCATGCTGCATGACGTGCTTTACCCAGTACTCGGCGTACGCCGGCCGTGAGGCTCCCCTGGGGATGGCTTTGGCTACGGCCAGCGGGCCGCGCTCGAAGTTGCGGTTGACCCGCTTCTTGTACTTCTTCTCCGGGTACAGCCGTTCGCCTTTGCGGCGCCTTTTTCGGCGTGTCGGGAGGTCTTGTGGCAGCTCAAAGAGAGCATCTGCTAACATAGGGTTTACTTCCTGGCGAGGGAGTACAAATGGCTGAATCGTTTGGTGCGATTCGGTAAGAATTGAAGAGGCTCACCCCGGCAAGGGTGGGCCTCTTTCTTTATGCGGCTGGCAAGTCAAGCTCCTGTTGTGTGTCTGTGTGACCCGGTGCCGGCATTGGCATCAGATAGGAAAGTCCAACATATTCCGAAAGGATAGCAGAGATATAGTCCCCATACGGGACGCCTGCTGCCTTCGCTCGGGCGCGGATAATAGCGCCTACCTCCACTGGAGGCCTGGTCATCATAGGGTCGCGGTGACCCTTGAATTTCGGTGCCATACAGCCATCTAACACCCTGTTGCAGCAACAGTATGGATTCCCTCGGCGTGTCGGTTGACCTGCGTGTTTGTTAAGTTCTGAGATGCGTGGAATAGACTATGCGGTAAGTAAGCGTAGAAAGAGGGGGAGCCCATGCCATACCGAACCAAGTGCGTAAAGTGCCCAAAGGACACTGCCAAGGATGCGGCGTTGAAGTGGACGCTGTTCAATGGTCAGGTATCGGTCATCGCTCCGCTCTGCGTTGAGCACATGGCTCCGCTGACTGAGCTGGTAAACATTCTCGGCCCCCGGCCGCTCCTGCAGACCGGCGCGATGGAGGTTGTGACCACCCGCAAGGTGAAGGTCAGCCCCATCGAGGGCTGGGTCAAGCCTGAGTGATGGAAGAGGGTAGCCCGGACTGGATTGAGGCTGAGGTAAACAAGGCCATCGCCAACATGGAGCGGGAGATTGCCGCTGGCATCTTCCTCCCGCCCGCGCCGTCGCCGTCAGTGACGGCCCAAATGCGGAAGCTGCGCGGCGACTACGGCCCCCGCTACTACAACATGGATGGCAAGCCCATCGACATGATGGAGTGGGCTGCGATGTACGAGCGGAACAATCGCCATGTTGGGGACACCTGCGTCAAATTCCGGGGGCACACCTACCGCGTGTCCACCGTCCTGCTGGGGCTGGACCATTCGTTCATGGGTGGCCCGCCGCTCATCTTTGAAACGATGGTGTTTGAGGATGGCGACATGGGAGGCTTGGACTACATGCGCCGCTACTCCACCAAGGAGCAAGCCCGCAAGGGCCATCGTGAGGCTGTCCGATGGGTGCGCGGGATGATTCGGGAAACAACCATGCCGGCCAAGCCCCTCATCCACAATGGCCACAAGCCATGAAGCGGACAGTTACCGTCCACCTAGCCACGCTCGGCGTAACTATTCACGGGCTTACCATGCGTGAGTTCAAGCGACTCAAGACCCGGTATCAGCGCGAGGTTCTGCGTCGGAAGCCGCTTATTCACAACGGCCACAAGCCATGAGCCGCAAGGGCTGTTACATGATCGTGGACTGGGATGCCAGCTACACCGTTTGCAAGAAGTGCGGGTTTGTCCGCCGCGCATGGTGGCATAAGCCACTGATCCACAAGGGGGGAAAGCCATGAAAGACATGATTGGGGATGCTATCTCCTGCACGCTGTGTGTGATCGCTGCGGCCACGCTTGCGCCGCTGTCCGCGACGATGCGGGACAACGGGGCTCCGGACTGGCTTGCCCTCACATTCCTGGTGATAGCCGGCGTTTCCGTCCTTACCGGCGCATTCTTCGCCTGGCGATTGGCGCGGCGAGCATGACGAGCCTGAGCCCCCTGGTCATCCGTAAGCGTCTCGGCCGCGAGCACTGGGGACCGCCCATGCCATTCGGTGATGCCGGTTGGAGGCTGGATCACCGCGTGCTGAAGGGCCGGATCATCGTCACCGAATCCGAGTTGACCAAGATTGGTGCCCCGGCAGGGCAGGAGTGGATCCACGCATCCATAAGCTGGGATGACGACCTGCCCACCTACTCCGATCTGACGATGCTGCACAAGGCTGTTTGGGATAATGGCTACGCCTACCAGGTGTTTGCCCCGCCGTCACAGCATGTGAACATTGCCAAGCACGCACTCCACCTTTGGGGACTGTCGGACGGCAGTCCCATTCTCCCTGAGTTCGGGAAGTTCGGCACGATATGACGCACGAATACATAGAGTCGGGATCCGGATTCTGCGCCCGCTGTGACGCGATGCCTGGTGAAGGCGTCCACGTTTCCGCCCGGATGATGAGCACAGGCGTTCCTAGCACCCTGGGTAACTGGTATGCCATGAGCAAGGCCTTCTTTGGCGAGGACTCCAAGGCAACCCTGTTCCTCAAGGAGAAGATGGACGCTCAGGGGCCGAATGAGGAAGTCATCTCAGACGAGGGGCAGCTACTCCACGCGCTGGTGATGATGGACCGTGACGACGATGCACGTACCTGAGGAAAGCCTGGTCAAATACCGCGAGCTGATGAACGTAGCACGGCGATATGACAGCCTGGCCAACCGCGCGTCGGGCGTTGGGCATTATGGTGAGGCCAATAGGCTGTGGGCAATAGCCGGCCAACACAGAGCAAAGGCGCAAGAGTTGCGCGTGCCCGGTAAGGATGGAAAATGACCTGGACCCAACCGTTTTGTGATCCGTGCTGGAAGGCGGAGGAGGGGGATCGGGAGCCCGTCCGACTGGCCCCGCATGTGAGGGCCATTAGGCGGTGCTGCATGTGCGGGAAGGATACCCTGTCTGGCATCTACGCTCGGCGGGATCCGGCCCTGGTCTACTTCCCCACCACCGATGACTGACGACCTGGACCGCGCTGAAGCCCTGGTCAAGAGGATCCTGGGAGGGGTTGTTGTGCTCCAGTCTGAGACGCCCATCTATGATGAGCTGATAAAGGCCGGCCACTGGAAGATCCAGACAGCCGGCCATCAGCACTTTTGGGAAGAGCACCGGAAGTGGGGTGGAACAGTGATTACCCGCTGCCTGCTGTGCTACCACTACAAGGGGGATCGGAGTGGGTAGGCTCAACCGCCACGTAACCGTGGCCATCGTCTCCAGCCCGGAGGGTGTCATGCCGGCCATCCGTCACTCCCTGGAGTCCCATGGGTACGGTGCCCACTCCAGACTTGCAGAGCACCTTGGCTGCAGCAAGAAGCACCTGAGCCAGATGATGCTGGGAAAGGCCGGCGTCTCCCTGCAGATGCTCTTTGAAATGCTCGAATACCTGGAGATAGCCATGGTACTTAGCCCGGAGGAAAAGTTATGAACCCAGGAGATGAGAGGGATCGCCCGGCCCATCGAGCCACGGTCCCCCCTTCGCGTACACGCCTCGGTTTATGGCGGAAACCACCCCGCGAAAGCTCGGGCCAACCGCGACACCGACGAGATTCTTTGTTGGATCGGGATGGGCGGCAAGGTCCATCACCGACGAGTCGGCCGGCGAGCCCGTAATCTTCAGATCCTTGCAGCGGGTGATGATATCCAGGTTGAACGCTACCGGCCCGTCCGGAGCTGGGCAGGAGTTCACCTGGTCAATCAGATCCTCAACGCGGTCAAAGATGCCAGGGCTCCCCTCCATCCCGGTAGTCAGATCCCACTCATCGCCGTCTGCCAGCTCTCCCAGGAAGTCCTCACCATACTGGACGATCATGGAGCGCTTGTGCTCAATGTCTACGCCCACCGCAGCGTCACGCGCGGCCGACGTCGAACGGATGGCTGAGCCCAGCTTGGTCAGGTCATCTACCAGGTCCGTCTTTTCCTGGTTCACGCCCAGGACTCGAATCTCCGCGTAGCCATCCTCGGTGCCAGACTCAACCTCCATCCAGTCCAGGCCGGCAGTGAATTGGCTGACGCCAATGGCCATGAGCTGGCCCTTCCCCCGGTCGGCGTCCCAGGTGTAGCGCAGGTAGACGAGTGGCTGGACGGGCTTCTTGCCCTTGGCCATGGTGAGCGCGTTGTGCAGGAGGTTGGCAAGCGCCTTGGGGTTGGCGCGGAAGCTCACCATAGCTGCCTCTGGAAGCCGGTCACCAGCTCTGGCTCCGAGTGCTCACGAGCAATACTTGCTTGAGTAAATACGTCGCCGCCCGGTTCCTCATTTACGTCATCACTTGACTGCGTAGTGCAGTGCTTGTGTAGTTCAGTGAATGAGTGAATAAGTGAACGCCACTTCACTCGGTGGGACCGGCCGTCAATCCCGATGAACGCGCCGCACTTGCAGTTCATGCCCACGGTGTACCTCACAGGCCGGCCTCTTCCCGGTCGGCCAGCTCGGCGCGGGAGAGCTGGTTGTAGTAGTACCACTGTGCAGCCTCGTACTGCTCCTGCTCGGACAGGGTTACGTTCTTGCTCATGCGTAAGACCTCACTGTGTCTATCGCCCGCAGCTTCGCCTCGGCACGGCTTGCGCGGCCGGCCAGGTAGACAACGAAACGGTCATCAAATGTTTGGGGGAGGGTGCTCCGATGTGGAGCGTTGACGGCCCAGCGGAGCCGCTGGGTGCCGAAGAGAGCGGAGTTGTCGTACTCCAGGAGGCCGCAGCCCTCGGGCAGCTCATCCTTCCGGATCATGCCCTTGGGGGCCACGTACGCGAACCGATGCACCATCGAGTGCCACGCCTGGCGCTTGCCAGGATCCCGCAGCTCCCGCTGGAAGTCTGCGCGGCTGACCTTCACTTCCAGGCCAATCCGTTCATACGGGATCTTCACGCCGCGAACCGACGTCTTGATAAGCAGCATGTCGATCCGGCGTACCGTGGGGCCGGCTACGCGGCGTCGGCCGCGACGGGAGAGAGCCTTCCCGCCCATCGCAGCCAGGTCATCGATGCTGACTTCCCGTAGGGCAATCCATCCGGTCTGCTCCACCAGGTACTTCTGGAACAGTGCAGCCTCAATGTCCTTGGTGACGCTCACGCCTTCTTGCCTCCGAAGTAGGGCACTGCCAGCCCCTCGTTGACCAGGGACACGTTTACCGGGGGGCCAACAGGGGGCCACACAGCGGCCAGGTATCGGCCGTACTTGTCGCTCTTGCTGGTCTGAATGAACACGTCACTGCCGACAGGGGCCAGCACGCCGGCCCTTGCCGATGCGTCGTAATAGCCAGGGTGCCCGCGCTCGGGGGTGTCGATGCCGTCAAGCCTGAAATGGTCCTGGAACCGCAAGCGGAATCCCAGGTCTACATCAAGTTCTACGGTGTCTCCATCTACCCAGCGCACAACCTTTGCGTTGTACTCATAGGTCATACGGCCACGTAGCCGTTCTTTCGGAACAGGTCCATCACGGTCGGGTAGTGGTCCTGAACGTGCGCGGCCACCTGGAGCGCTGCCAGCTCAATCTCATGCTGAGGCTTGGAGCGGTACGTTGCATCCTCGCCCCAGTCCACCCGCAGCGACAGGAAGTTCAGGATTGAACGCAGGTTCGCCGTGTAGTAGATGGTGGAGAACAGGCCCACAGGCAGGGGGATCCTGGCAACCTCGCGGGAGATGCCGCCCTGCAGCATTCGCTGGTACTCGCCCCAGGCCACGGTGTAGACCTTCTCAAAGGAGTCCTGGACCAGGAGGAACTGTTCCACGGTGCCCAGCTCGAAGTCGTAGGCACCAACCTTGCCAACCTGAGTGATCTTGCGTTCGATGGCCGGCATGTAGAAGCGGCCCTCAAGCTCCCGGTAGCGGCCTGACTCTTCATTGAAGCTGGACAGGCGGTGCCGCAGCAGCTCGCGTGTCACGAAAATGGGCGCCTCAATGCGGAAGGTCATGGTGCAGTGCTCGAACGGGGATGCGTGCCCGTTGTTGTAGAGGTAGGCCAGGAGTCCCTTGGACTCAGTTGCCTCGGCCGCAGCGCCCAGGGTGGATACCCTGGCGGCACGGACGATGGATGCCTCAGTGCCCATGTGGTCGATGAGCTGGACTGTGACGTCGCTGGAGAATTGCGGTGCGGCTACTGCCGTAACAGTGGTCATGGTTCCTTACCAGCTCCAGTCTTCGTCATCCGTGGCCACGGCTTTGCCGATGACGTAGGAGGATCCGGACCCGCTGAAGAAGTCGTGGTTTTCGTTGGCGTCTGGCGAGAGCGCAGACAGGATGGCGGGGTTGACGTCGGTAACCGACTTGGAGAACATCGCGTCGTAGCCCAGGTTCATCAGCGCCTTGTTGGCGTTGTAGTGCAGGAACTTCTTGACGTCGGCCGTGAGCCCCACCGGATCATACAAATCCGCGGTGTACTTCAACTCGTTCTCGTACAGCTCGTGCAGCAGGTCGAAGGTGTAATCCTGGAGTTCCTGCCGGCGTTCGGCCGTCTCCGTTTCCAGGCCTCGCTGGAACTTGTACCCGATGTAGTAACCGTGGACTGCCTCATCCTTGATGATGAGTCGGATCAGGTCAGCGGTGTTGGTGAGCTTGGCATGGCTGGACCAGTACAGCGGCAGGTAGAACCCGGAGTAGAACAGGAAGGACTCCAGCAGCGTGGATGCCACCTTGCGCTTCAGTGGATCATCGCCATGGTAGTAGCTGATGACGATCTGAGCCTTGCGCTGAAGGTGCTCATTCTCCACGGACCAGCGGAACGCGGCGTCAATCTCCTTGGTGGATGCCAGGGTGGAGAAGATCGAGCTGTAGGACTTGGCGTGAACAGACTCCATGAATGCGATGTTGGTGTAGACCGCTTCTTCATGAGGTGTGATCGCGTCAGGTATGAGGCTCACAGCGCCTACCGTGCCCTGGATGGTGTCCAGTAGCGTCAGGCCCGTAAAGACCCGCATGGTGAGCTGTTTCTCGTGTTCTGTGAGGGTCTGCCAGGATGGCAGGTCATTGGACAGCGGCACCTTTTCGGGGAGCCAGAAGTTGTTTACCAGGCGGTTCCATACCGCTACGTCGGTATCGTCCTGGATCTTGTTCCAGTTGATCGCCTGGACTTGGCTAATGAGGTTCAAAATACGCCTTGGCTTAGAACGGTGGATACGGGGTGTTGTTGTTGCGGTGCAGGTAGGAGATGGACCGCGCCATAGCATTGAAGGTCCAGCCCATGGGGGCCAGGTCACCTAGCAGCGTCCAGTACTCCAACGCTTGGTCAGTGATCCGCAGCGGCGCACCTGGTGTGTGGTAATCATTCAGGTCCAGCTCCAGGATTCCCTGGCTCTCGGCCTCAATGATCCGAATCTCTTCCCAGGAGCATCCAAGCTCAACCGCCACCATCGCAACGATGTTGAAGCTGGGCTTGGACACTGCCATGGGGTACCGCGCTGCAACTTCCTCGATAGCTGCAACCAGGCTGTCCGGGTGGACAGGATCCGGTAGGCGGTACCCCGCATTCAGGCGAGGATCATCAAGACTTAGCATCTGCCTGACTCTCCAAAAACTGCTTGAGGCCCAGTATGTATGCAGCCATGGGCGGCAGTGCTACCTCAACTACAGAGGCCTTGCTGATGATGAGTGATTCATCGTCGTGGGCCAGGACAATCTCAGTCTGATCCTCGGTCTGGACGACGACGGCGAGGTTACCGGAGATGGTGCCTTCGGCAACCTCGAAGGACACGTTGGAGCCGATGTTGCGAATGTCGAGCTGGCCAGCAGTCATACTAGGCATGGTGGACTTTCCTTTGGTCAATATATACGTTGGACATTACAGGGAAAAAATATTCGTTGCAACCTTGGGGAAGAGGATCCTCCGCTGCTCAGCTACAACGTACCGCAGCTCCCTTGGGGAGAGCGGGATGATGACCAGGCGGGGCAGGTCATCGGGGTAGAACGGGATGGGAACAACGTCGGCGTACTCGTCGTGTTCCTGCAGCCAGTCATTCCTGGCCTTAGCCGGCCTTTTGCGAAGCTCTCTGGATGGTGGGCTGTACTTCAGCACGGTACGCCTGGACACGCTAAGCAGCGTGGCCACGGTGGCTACCGGGATACCCTCATGTCGCAGCTCCGCTATCCGGGCTTGCTTATCTTGCGAGATTGGATCGGCCGTAACGTCTCCTTGTGGACAGCAAGACGCCCCGGCCCGTTACTGGACCGGGACGCCTCGGTATGTGGTGCTAAACGCCGGCAAGCTGGGCTTGCCCTGGCACTTCCTGCGAAGGTGCAGACTCGCCGGCAACGCGCTTACGCGGCTTCACCTTGTGGCGGTCGTAAGACTCGTAGTCGAGCTTGCGGATCTTGGCAACGCCGTCCGCGAACTCATGGAACTCCAGCCTGCTAGCGGACTTGTTCTTGTTGTAGATGCTGAGAAGCACCTTGGCCACGCCCTGAGCCCCCGTGCCGCCCTCAAGATCCTTGGTGGAGCGGCCCTTGACGGCCAGGTTCTCGGCGGTGATCGACTGGAGCGCCTTGACCAGCTCGTCGGCGTCTACACGCTTACCGAACACCTGAATGATGAGCCCGATTCCCATAACCGTATTGGCTTGGAATGCCTTACGCTCCTGGGTACCGTAGGCCCGGACCAGGATGGCGAGTACCGCTTCAACCAGGTCAAGACGCGGCTCGGATGCGTAGCTCATGAACCCACGGTAGACGCGCTCCAGGGAGACGATGGCGGCGAACATGCCGCCCGCGTGCTGGCCACCAGGCTTGAGCCCGTAGCGCTCCAGCGCATCTTTCATGGCAACTGCCGCAGGGTCACCCTTGGTTGCTCGAACCAGGAACTTGTCCAGCGCAGACACGGGCCGGCTGTTGTTCAGGTCCAGGAACAACTCTGCTTCTTCAGCGAGTGTCAGACCCTCATACAGTCGTGTGGCAATGTAGCCATCGAAGTTTTTGCGCCGGCAAGCAGCCATGCGATGCTGGCCGTCCACGATGTAGCAGCGGCCATCGAGTCGCTTGGATGCGGTGAAGAGTCCAAGCATCATGGGCTTGAAGTTCTTCACAATCTTTTCAACGCGCGGCTCGTTGAGCTGACGCTGCACTGCCGGATCAACCGAAAATTCGCTGGCCTTCATATCGACCAGGCTTGCTTTAGACAAGGTGAAACCTTCCTAACGGGTGTGCATGTATGTGGTTGTAGTGGCTAAGCAGCCTTGCTGATTGGAAAGTCTACCGTAGGTATATCAATCCCAACCATTCGGAGTATGTCCAAGCAAGCGCTCCGCGCAGGTTCCTCCAGGGTGGAGAACGCTTCAACCGCACGACGCTGACGTATCTCTTGCTCAGTAGGACTTACCCATCCCGTCTCCCGAACATACATCAAGAACGACTCTTCGTCTTGAGTTTCGGCCGCTTCCTGCAACTCTTGTGTGTCTGTGTAGATCGCCTTCATCGCGCCCATGGTGACTCCCTGTGTGTGTGTTTGTCTAGGTTCAATATATCGTACTTGACATTGGTGGCAAAGGAAAGGGGAGAGTCGGCGGGCAAGTGCCGACCCTCCCCCGCAGGAGTCTACCCCTCGGACTCGAACGCCTGCTCGTTGAACACGATGGTTGCCGACTCGGGCTGGCCGCTGGCGTCCAGGGTTACATACACCGGATAGATGCCATCGCCGGGGGTCTTGATGACGATTCCACCCCTGACACCCAGGGGCTCGGTGGCGACGTCGGGAACCTCCCCCTCGGCCTTGTACTCACCATCGAACACGCGCTCCACGAACTCATCCCAGCCACCTTCCAGCTTGGCCTCATCGCCGGATGGCTCGATGACGTAGCCCGGATCCCCGATCAGGATCAGGCCGGCGTCCACTCCAGCATGGCCGGCCAGGAAAGTCTTTTTCTTAGGCATTGTGATACTTCCTATCTCACGGACGAATAAGTGTTTGATACTTCACTTGATTACGTAATCAGCGTATCAAGAAAAGGGGCATGACCGCACTCCCCCCCAAGTGACAGGTGCGGCCACGCCCCGGCTTTACTTCCCCCGCCGCTCGGACGGGGGTATTCCAGGACCACCACTCAATGGTGGCCACTGGTCACGATGAAACTCCGGATGGGAGTACGTGACTGGTGGATCCTCCCGCTTCCCCTCTAGCGGTTGGTCGCTCATTAGAAGGCCCACTCCCAGCCAGCCAGGGAGCCCAGGGACTTGTAGACCAGTGTGCCCGTGGTTTCCGGTACGTCGATGACTACCTTGGCCGCTACCTTCTCGGCCGGCCCCATGCCGTTCATGGGGAAACGCTCGGCGTCTGCCAGGCAGGAGTAGGAGCCAGCCGTGCCCAGGTTGCCGTTGAACGTGGTGCCATTGGCTCCCACAAACTGGAAGTTCGCGGGGTTGATATCGAACTTCGGGTAGGAGGATTCGGCCAGTTCCGGCAGCGTCTCAGCAACGACGTCCAGCACTACAAAGTGCCCGTTTTCGGACGGTGACGGGTAGGAGCCAGTGCAGGGTGCGTCAACCGTGATCGCGTTGACCGTGAAGTTCACGATCTGCTTCTTGGTGATCTGATCCGACTGGCCGGCAGGTTCACCAATTGCCTTGATGAGGTTGCCGCGCGGCGACTTCTTCGGCCCTTCACTGGCCGGCGCAGCAGCGGCCGGCGTAGCTCCGATGCCCTCAACACTGGGAGACGTGGCCGTTGCGGACGGGGTGCCGCCGCAAGCGGTCAGGCCCAGGCCAGCGGTGGCAATGAGGGCAAGGACGGAGAGGGTCTTGTTGAATTTCACGGGGTGTGCCTTTCGTGCATGTTTGTATGGCGTGATTGTCTCACGTTGTTACAGATGATTTAGTTATTGACTGGATTATGACTTTGTGGCGTGCTAACTCACACTGCAACCTTCTTCTGGAGCCCGCGAAGCGTGCCGCAGCGCTTCCTCATCGCGGCCGTTTCCTCCGGGGTGACCTCCGGGTTGTTCATGGCAAGGGAAAGCTCATCGAGTTGCCGCTTCCATTCCGTGCCCAGGGATTCCCAAATCAGCACCCGTTCCTCATCGGTCAGGACTATGGAGTCAAGCAGTACCGTTCCCTTGCTCATTTCCGATCCTCAGGCTTCCGGTAGTGGGGATCACCGGGCTCCCGGTACCCGATCTTGTTGACGGCGGTCTGTGCTTCCTCCAGCTCTTTCGCCATCTGTTCTGCCAGGCGTGCCGCATTGTTGATGTGCTGGTTCGCCTTCTTCACAGCATCGGCAGGGTTGGACTTGTCATCGGCGTAATTGTCGAAGTCGATCAGGGATCGGCTCAGACCATCGGCCATGTCGGTAAGGAAGTCCCGCAGGTAGTAGCCGCTGGACAGTTTCAGGTTGCCAACGATGCTGTAGACCGTGGGAGCGGTCACGTTGTGCGGCAGCTCCCCATGCATTGCCTGGGTTGCGTTGTAGACCTCGTTGGCAGCGTCCTTGACGGGCATCTCTCGTTCGACGTTAGTCATCTGCGTTCTCCACGTAGTAGGAATCTATGTTGAGCACCCTACCCTTGCGGTCCATCCACAGCATGACGTCAGCGTTGTAGTCAACGCCCTGCTGCTTGCGAACCACTGCCATCAGGTCATCCTCCGTGGGGGAGACGTAGACGGCCGGCCGCTGATTCTTGCCGTACTCGAACACCGTGGCCACCCACACCTTGGGCGGCAGCTCGCGGTCAGCCACGGCCGGCATGGATGCAACCAGCGCCAGCGTGGCGTGGACCTGAGCCTGAGTGGCCCATGCCAGGCGTGTTGTGGCGTCCGCCGTGTCCGGGTAGTCGCACGCCCCATCCACACTCTTGTTGACCAGGCGTTCGGCCTCCCGAACGTGCATTGCGTGTGTCACTGCTCATCCTCCTTTGGAATCATGGCCAGCGCTGCCTCCAGCGCTTCAATGTCGGCCTCCCTGTTGTCCAGGGTCAAACGGTGGGCTCGAACCTTGCGGCTGACCTTCTCAACGTGGGAGTCAAGCCCCTCCTGCGCCGCCTCCAGCAGTTCCTCATTGAGGTTCCGGATGGTGTACGTCTCCAGGTCGCGGCCACGCTTGGCCAGGTCCAGCAGTCGCTCCAGCGTGGGCCGGTGTTCCTCGGTCAGCTCAGAGCTTGCCATGGAATCCACCGCCCGGATTGGTGCCACGGGCACCGAAGAACAGCTCACACTTGGCACTCAGCCGGGGTGTCGTGTCGCCCTGAGTCTGGCAGGTGTCGTCCAGGTTCCACTCATGCTTGGGGCCGATATCCTCAACCTCGGACACGCACAGCAGCGCCAGTGCCACCGCTGCCCGTGGATTCTCGGCACCCTGATTCTTGGCTTCCTCCAGCAGAGCGTTGATGAGGGTCTGCCGCTCAGTCTCGCGGCCATCCGACACCCCCACCCCCGGCACCGAATCCTCGAAAGCCAGGGTAGCCAGGCGCATTGCCACGGACTGGATGGTCAGGTACGTCTTGCCGTGCGCCTCGATCAGAATCTCGGCCGCGCGGGGATCTTTCACGTCCATGTCTGTTTGTTCCTTACTCGTGTGTTTGTGTGTTTACTTATTGCGCGGTGGGAGCTTGGGGACTGGAGCCCTAATGGCCTTTACCTGACTGTACTGGTCAACCCAGTAGGCGATACGCGCCGTGCCGTCAGCACTCCGGTAGTAGCAGTAGTGCATACCGTCGTGCCGCCCGTGAGCAAACTCGAACTGGCAGACATACCCGCCGTTGCGGCCCGTGCAGACTCCAGTTGCCGCCATTACTCCCCCTCGTCCTTCTCGGTGTTGAACTTACCCCCATCGGGCAGGCCGGCAGTGCAGGGGAAGAAGTGGATGGGCCATGCGCCGCTGCCCTCGGCCAGGAAGTCGGAGTTGTAGTCAAGCCACAGCTCGCGCTTGCTCTCAACCTCATCCTCGAACCAGTCATGCCCTTTCTTGGCTTTGGGGACGTCGGCGCAGTCGGCGCGGTGCGCTGACACGTCGTAGTCGTCCTGGCCGTTGCCGTTGATGGTTATCAGCTTCATCGCTACGCCTCCCAGGCGGTGTAGGCGGTGACCTTCTTGCAGCGGACGGCCCGCGTCTTGACCTCGGGAACGTACCGCCCGTTAGCGGCGTCTTGGGCAGACTCGAAGGACTTGAAGCCCCCGTTGTAGGCGGTGTCCACATGGACCTTGCCATTCTGCGCGGTGACCTCCACGCCGTAGACCTCTTCCACCTTGCGCGGTGCCGCTGCCGGCTTGCCGGCGTCGGGCAGGAATCCCAGCCCCTCCAGCTCGGACTTCAGTTCCTCCGGGTCAATCTTGAAGTCGCTGTGCTGGTTGGTGAGGAACTTGTAGTAAGCCACCGCAGCCAGGTCAACCTGCGGCGTCGATTCGGTGTGCCGGTCGTAGATGGTGGAGTCATTCACGTTGACCCGGAAGTCACCGTTGCCGTCCACCTGGATTACCGGCTTGCTGTCAGTGTCACCCTTGTAGAAGGTGACCTCTAGGTGGTTCTCACCCATGCCGGCAATCTCCACGCCATCCCCCGAAGCGGTCAGGGCATGTCCGCTCCGCTTGTCCTGCCACTCCTTCCAGGCGGGAGGTTCGGAGGGGTACAGGTTGAATGCGTCGGCCACAAACACCTGGCCCTTTTCATGGCAGACGTCGTTGCCGTAGAAGGATTGGATAACCTCAACGATGACGCCGGATTCCCCGTGGAGTCCCAGCACCTTCAGTTTGACGTTGCCCTCAGTGGTGATGCCATCGGCCAGCATCCCGGCCCTGAACTCGTGTCCCATCAGTACCCAACCTCCGTATCTATGTTGTAGGTGACGGCCAGTGTGCCGTCCCAGCCGCGCGGGTCTTTCGCGTCGGCCACGTACTCATCCTCGATGCACTTGGCGAACTGGCTTGCCAGTGATTGGATCAGGTCTGTTGGATCCTCGTTGGCCGGCGTCTCCACCTTGACCGTGATGATGGACAGGCCACGCTCCCCGAACAGCTCACCCCGCTTCACCCGGATATCGAACTCTTCCCGCTCAGCCTGGGACAGGTCTGCCCCTTGAATGCGGCGGATCATGTCATCTACCGACTGGCTCATTGCACGCTTCCTTTCAGCTTCAGCAGCGGGTGCATCTCGGACAGTGCGGTGGTCAGGTAGGTCTTGATATCCTCCCGGACCTCAGTGTGTGGGATGCCGTACTCAGTGGCCCACTCATCGAAGTCCACCAGCAGGTCAACGTGTGCCCGAACAACCTGCCGCTTACTCTTCTTGGCCTGGTTGTAGTGGACACCCAGCCGGTGGCCGATGGTGTACTCCGACGCCCCCGCCCTGACGTCCTTGGCCAGCAGGTCGAAGATGACCCACTCGCCCTCCACTTCCATAACCACGCCCTCCAGCGTGCCCCGGTAGACCTCAACCGTGACCGGATCGCCGGGAATGAATGGGTTAGCTGTCATGACTTGTTCATCCTTTCTGCCACTATCTTGATTGCCCGGTCCAGCTCATTGCGGCCGGTGTCGTACTCGCAGCCATCATCGGCTGCTTTGCTCGCGGGGATGATGTACTCATCCAGCTCATTCAGCCAGCTTCCCGCAGCCTCCAGAACCGTCTTGAGCGCCGACTGGTAAGGGTTGGGCTCGGTCTTAGGTTCGGACCCCTCCGGAACTCCCGCCCACTCCAGAAGCAGGGTGTCGCCGGGGTCGATGTGCGGGGCCAGGTCTTGCAGCTCCGCTATCTCCGACGTGCTGATGCGCTCGGCCTCAATCTCACGCCGCAGGTACTCCAGCCGGATCTTGTACGGGCTTACGCCCCTGACTTCCACGGATTCAATGGGCAGGGTCACCACAAACAGCCCCTTGCCATCGGAGAATACCGGGAACTTGCCCACGGCAGACTGGGGATCCTTCTCCCAGTCGGTCACAAACAGGCTGACCCGTTGCACGCCAGCCTCATTCTGGAACCCCACAAGGCGCACGGGTTCCTCCTGGGCATCCTTGGTGGCCATGTCGATGGTGTAGGCGGTGCCCTTTTCGAGTTTGAGTCTTGCAGTTGTCATGCTGCTTCCCCTTCCTCTTCAGCGTCGGCCTTAGCCAGCTCGGCCTCTTCTGCCACCTCGTACTCATAGTGGCCATTGCCCCGCTCCGACAGCTCATCGAAGTCCAGGCCTAGCTCCTTGCACAGGTGCCGCAGGTCGCCCAGGAAGTCGCTAATCACTTCCTCCGCATGGTCACGCCCCGGCCATTCGTCGGGCGTAGTCATGTCAATTACCTGCTCGCTCGGGCTGTGGCGAGTCTCGGCGGCGTAGGCATTTACGCCAGTGCGTGCCCATGACGCGCGGTTGCCGTTGTTCGGTTCCTCGAACGCTCCATTTACGTATGGCATGTCAGTTTTCCTCCATAAAGGTCAGGTCTAGCTTGTTGGCACAGCGGGTGCAGCATGGCACCGCGCCCAGGATTGGATGGGACACCTTGCCCGCAGCGGGGTTGGTGCAGCGTGCGAACCATTCACACATCAGGACTCCAGCCCCATCGCTTGCAGGGTGTCCAGTGTCAGCAGGTGCGGGTTGTTCCGTAGAACGTCGTACGCATCCCGCATGTAGTTTTCCCAGCGCTCATCACTGGTCGGGGCCAGTAGGACGTGAACCCACTCACCCTTGCCGTGGTACAGCTCGTACAGGTACTCGGCAAGCTCGCGCTGCTTCTCCTGGAACTCTTCCGGCAGCTCATCCCGCAGCTCCGGGGTCGGGTAGGACATGGGCTCCCACGGGTAGTCATCGTCTACCGGCACGCATTCCTCGGCGTCCCACTTGCCGCTGGCATCGATGTGGAGCCGCAGGTACTTGTCGCCGGCCTTGACCGGATCAAGGTACAGCTCTACCGTGTCGCTCTGTTCATGCTCTACGACGTCGGCCTTGCCGTAGCGGTGCCGGCCCGCTGCTGCCGTGACAGCGATGGTGTTGAGCTGGTCGATGGTTAGGGCCATCTGCTTGCCCCATTCGACGGGGCTAAAGGTGATTTTCATGTCTGTCTATCTCCTGGGCTTCATACCGCGCCTGCTTCGGGTGCCGTAGCACTGAGACGTAAGCGCGGGTTATGGGATCTGTTGCGATGATTCGGTGCAGCTTTTGGGTACTGAGAACATGCTCGATGGCTTGCGTGGCAGTCACGCCCGGTTCATATTCCCGCTGGTCCCGTAGGATCAGCTCTACCGCTACTCGCATGACTGCCACTGCAAACCTCCGTTAGATATACGCTTGACGATCCAGACTATGCGACCTGCTTGGTGTTCAAGTCCAGGCGGTCCAGCACGGACGGATCCTGCCGCAGCGTGGCGATGGTGGACTCCCACGCAGCTTCCAGAGCCTTAGCGCTGTAGCGGGGGCAGGGGACGGACTGGAACCGCAGGTTATGGGCGCGGTTCATCGGCTCCCAGCGGCTCACAGCGAACGCGCTGCCGTCCGGGTTTTCCCGCGCTTCAATGTGGGCGGTGACGCTGAACGCCTTGCCCTCCTTGTAGTGGGACACGGACAGTTCAAGGTGGATGGTGCTCTTGCCATCCTCGCCGTCGCCCAGCTTGACGGACGCTTCCAGACGGCGGGACGCCTCACCCTTATAGTTGGGCCGGCCTTCCTTCTTGCCGGTGGCCAGTTCCTCAACGATGGCTGCAAAATCACGGGACATGGTTACTCCTTGTTTGTTTGTTTGTGCTGACCGTATGGCCACACCAACCCACGGGATGACCCGTGAGTCAGTGAAGCTAGGCGGTGTAGTTGTAAACCCGGAAGGTCACCATGGCACTAACGCCATTGTGCGCTTTGGCCTGATCGTGGTGGAAGAACCACACTTTGCCCTCCCGGACCTCATCCGTCAGGGTGAGTGCAGCCTTCTTGATGCTCGGATCGAGTGATCCAGAGTAGGAGACATACCCCTCACCCAAGTAGTAGGAGCCGTGAGGGAACAGCAGGTCGGAGGTCTGGATCGAGTCGCCCCAATCGTGGGTGAACCGTCGCAACTCAGCCTCGCCGGGGAACCTTACAAAGTCCCCAACGCGCGGCCCCTCCCGCTTATCCAGCTCGGCCTTTCGGAATGCCAGGATAAATGCGTCCCGCTCATCAAATTCCGGGCTCATTTGGTTGCTCCTTTTGCTTTACGGATGAGTCGCTGCATGTTGTCCAGGACTGTTGCGGGGATTGGTGCCACCAGCCATGCGTTGCCGTACTTGTAGCCCGGTGCAACCTCGTGGCAGACAACCGTCTCACCCTTGTAGAAGCGCTCCATGGCATCAGCGGGCATGTGGCGGCACCCGGCGTGCATGTCGTTCAGGTGCCACGCCTTCCATAGGCGGTGAACATGCTTGATGCCTTCCAGCGTCCAACCCTCGGCCGGCGTGGTGATGTTCAGCAGCTCATCGAGCATCTGCCCCGCGCCGTCCCAGTCATCAGACCGCTTGCCCTTGAGCACGGTATGACCGGATGCACTGAAGCGGATCACGGTATCCGTGACATGCTCATGAGTGATAGTCCGCTGCGATGGGTAGGACTCACGCTTGGACAGTTCCAAGTGGACATAGACCCGCGTCCCGTTCGCCGTCGTACCCAGCAGGGCATCGGCTTCCATGTCCTGCCACTCGGCAGGTTCGGTACCCCACCCCTCATCCTTGATGGCGAGGTCAACCGACTTAGTTTGGCTACGGAGAATGTAGGAAAACGCCTGATTCTCAGTGAATGGACCGGCCAGAAACTCGCCGTCACGAGTCACGTTTACAAAGTTCATTGCTACCCCTTGAGGTTGTTTGTGTGTTGATGTAGTTACTCTACTACGTACTTACTTAGTTGGTCAAGCCCACTGGACGCCGTAGTACTTGACGTTATGCCCCCGCAGCTCACCCTTGAGTGCATCTTGCATGATGGCATCGGCCCGGTCCAGGTCCGGGGCGTACCCATCTATCTCATGCATCTCCCGGCCCCGCTTGATGGTGCCCTTGAATGCCCGGAGCCCTTCCCCTGTGTCAGAGTGCCAGCGGTAGGTACGGATGGCACCGCCCACCCATATCTGGCAAGCCTCAGCACCAACCCACCTGAAGCCCTGGGAAAACAGGGCCGATGAGTGATCCAGCACCCGCTGCATCTTGGGCTGGCCCATATTGCCGCCCGGAATGAGTGCCCAGTAATACCCAGGCTTGGCACCCGTTGCCTTCATGTGATCTGCGAACGTCTCAGTCACTTTGCAGCCTCCACCATGAACACGTTGACCTTGCCGGGGGACAGTGCGGACGGAGCCGTGACGTAACCCGCGCCCAGCTCCACGCCCTCCAGAGCATGGCCCAGGTATGACACCCGGAAGCCTGACTCCTGCAATTCGGCCGGCACGGATTCAGCGCGGAATGCACCCCATGCCGCCGTACGTTCGATGGGATTGGTGCCGCACACCTTGTTACCGTGAATCCAGCAATCCCACCCCGGATCATCTTCCTGGATCTGGACCGATGCCACCGGCTGGACCGGCTGGACGTGCTGGACCGGCTCCGGTGCAGCGCACCCCATCAGTGCAGCAGCTACAGCGATAACACTTGCAAGTACCTTGAGTTTCATTGCATCCCCTTGAGTTTGTGTGTGTGTTTCATGCAGGCCATATAGCCATACCAACCACCGGACATTGCAGCCCGGTAGCCAGTAAAGCTAGGTGGTTAGTTCAAGCTCCCATCCCCGTTGATATCCCCAAAGTCCACGGCATACCGCCCTACCCAGTACGGATCAGTAGTGCCATAGCTTGACTGGCAATCATCCTCGCCAGCCTCCCGGAGCATTATGTCCCCAAGCTCCACGAATGACTTACCCGATGCCATGACCTACGCACCCGGCAGACGTACGGGCATCAGCAGGTGGGAGATATCGGCCTGACCCGCTGCCTCGAACATGGCAGGCTTGGGAGCCGTGGTGTGGTGGATCTGGACTACCTGCCCTTTCATGTCCTTGAGGATATCGATCAGGTAGTGCGGGTTGAATGCCACGGCAAACCCACGCTGCCCACGTTCGGCGTGGTACGGCATGAACGCCTGGGCTTGAGCATCCTCACCCGTGCCAGCATCCACCCGCAGTGAGTCAATGCCGTTGTATGTCAGGCGGACCGGAGTGTTACGTTCGGCCGTGACTGCCACACTCTGGACATTGGCCAGCAGCAGGTCAGCATCCATTTCAAACACGATGGGCGTGGTGTCCGGGAACAGGCTCCGGATCTTGGGGTAGTCCCCATCCACGGCCAGCGTACCCAAGCTCACGTCGCCCTGGTGGAAGCTCACACGGTACCCGTAGCCAGCCATGGCCTCATGGAAGTGCAGCTCAATCCTGCCACCCTTGGGGGACAGGTGACGCTTGAATGCCTTCCACGTCTTGGACCGGACCAGCACGGAGTACTCGCCAGCGTAGTCATGCTCACCAAGGGGACGCTCGATGAACAACTCAGCCAGAGTCAGCCGGTAGCGGTCAGTTGACAGCAAGGTCATCTCACGCCCCTTGACCTCAATCTTGATGCCGGTCAGGATCGGCAGGGTGTCATCCGTGGATGCACTAATCATGGCCGAATCCATGCGTCGGATGAACTCGGCAGCATCCACCGCAACCCACGTATCGCACTCCATGCTGGGCTGGACAGGGTACATTTCATCGTCCATGGGAGCCAAGGTGAACGTGGTTCCGTTGACATTGACCAGCACCTTAGTAGGCTCCAGCTCAAGCCTTTCCTGGCTAATGGTGACCTGCCATGCATCGCTCACCCGCTTGGTGGCACGCTTGCCCGCCGCAACCAAGATATCCAGCAGCATCTTGTGGTTGACCAGCGTCGAACGGTTGGCCGAACCGCTGGCACCGCTGACCTCGATCAGGGTTGCAGTCTCATAGTCGAACCGCGACACCGACACTACGCCCAGGGAATCGGCAGCGATCTTGACACCTGCCAGCACCGGCACCGGGACGCGGGTAGCAATGCCAGCGCCAGCAGCCTTGACAGCGGCGATCCATGCACCCAGCGAGCCCGTAGCGGTGAACGTGGTTACTGCTACAGCGGACGGAGTTTCAACGGTGGTTACAGACATGGTTATCTCCTTGAAGATTGTTTGTGTGTTTGTGTTGACTCATCGAGCCATACCGGCCCACGGGTGTCCCGTGGACCAGTAAAGCTAGATCAGTAGACGTCGTTGAAGCAGTAGGCGTCCAGCACTTCCCCCGTGTCCGGATCCAGCGTGATCCGCCAATCTGACACATGCTCATCCTTGAAGCTCACCCGGTAGTTGCCACCCTCGATGACCTCGAACGATTCCACGGCATCCGATCCACCGTCTGAAAAGTACGCTTGCAGTGCTGCCATAAGTTCCATGCTGACCCCTTGAGGTTGTTTGTTTGTTTGTAGTAGCTACTCTAGTACGTAACTAAGTAACTGTCAATTACAGCGATGCGAGATAAGCCATGAACCCATCCCAGTTGGCAACCATCGCCCACACCACGCCCGGTATCGTCAGGATGACACCAGCGGCGCACGTTGCATCCAGTTTGGACACCCCTTGCATATCCCGTTCAACCGACACCCGGACCCGTTCAACCCGTTCCCGCAGTTCAAGCAGCATCATTACTGACCCACCTGCATCCGGCCAGCCTCAGATACGGTCAGGTTGAATACGCCAGCGTAGTACTCGCACTGACCCTGAGTCTCGCCACGGTCCCCAAGCCATGCCACAACCACCTTGCCATCGCGGCCAGTCTCGTTAGCACGGGACAGGTGGAGCAACTTAGCAGGCTCACCTCGGAAGCTGAGCACAGTATCCCCAATAGCCACCTCACGCTTGCAATCATCGTGAGCAACCAATGCCGGCTTTGTGGCAGGACGCTTAGCCAGGGTAAGACGCGGTTCCCCGGCCCGGACCAGTCCTGAGGCCTCGATGACCTCACTGGCAGACAGTTCCCCGGCATCGATCATTGCCTGACGTTCGGCCGGATCCAGCGACATGATCCATTCGGCATCCTTCCTAGCACGGTAGGCAAACACTGCCTGGACTTCTTCAAGTGTGGCATGGAAGTACTCATCAGCGGACTCAGAGTAGTAACCATCCGTGCCAGTCATGGCAGCGAGTGCATCATCCGTGAAGCAAGCGAGTTCTTCAATGCGATCCTGAGAAATTTCTGACATGGTAACCACCATTCCCTTGAGTTTGTGTGTTTGTGTTGAATCCATAGATTCAAGGAAGCTCATGCTATCTGCCGTCCAGCCATTACTGGCCACTAATCGATGGAACCTAATCCATATACAGACACCATGAGCAACCTAAATGCTATGCGTTCATTGTTTGTTTGTTTGCGGATACTGTCACTATCCAATTTTCAGAGTACCAACGCGCCTCGGAGGGCTTTTGCGTCTGGCTTTTATCCAGTAGGCAGTATTGTTCGCTACGCAACTTACCTACATCAGAGATTCCACCTAGGGATTCTCTACTCTGGCTCTCTCGTTCCCATGCCGTTGCCTAACGCTTGCACTCACAGATCCGCTACAGACTTGCTATCCGGGCAGCTACGTCGTTTATCTAGGGGAATACTTTCACGCTACTAGCACTAGCCAGCGGGAGCCTGTATCGATAGTTCAGCTTACGAGGGTATCCCCGTATGGAAGCACCTAGCTATCACTCCTGTATCCCCCATGTATCACTTGGGGAGCCTTATTCAATTCTCAAACAACATGCGATTGAAGGAAAGTTTACCTAGCGATCAATCCCAGAGATACCCCCGGCCCAGATCATTGCTAGTACACCTACCCAACTACGCCCTACTTTTGTTCTGCTATTGGGACAGACACCCTACCGTTCGGTAGCCCGCTAATCTGAGGCTCATAGCTGCCGTAAAAAACTTTTGGTTCCCGTGAGAACCGGTGTTGCTGTTACTACTGTACCACACTTACTGAACTACTTACTTACTTAGCTAGACTGGCCAGAACTCCAACGTAGGGTTGGTAGTTTAGTCTCATGCAGCAGCTTCCCGTAGGTTGCCGGAGCATCCACCCCTTGCAGGGTGGGATCTGTGAGCCCTGCCGGATATCCGGCCTGTCTTGCTGGTTACTACTGTACCACACTTGCTACTTACTTACTTACCGGTTTAGCGGGGTCTTTCCACCGTTTGCCGCCTGCTGCCCTGTAGGTCTATGAGGTCTGGCTTTATGAGTGGCGAGTGCCGCCTGTACCGATATGACTAGCTTAGCACTTACTTAGCTACTTACCTAATCGGCTGGCCTGCCCTGTCCTAGCGGCTGGCCTGTCCGGCCGGTCCTGCTGGCCTGACATCAACTAATCTACGCCGATGCTAAGTTACTCTCCAGTAGGTTACGTTTTATTACGTAACTACTCCACTACGTAGTTAGTCCTTAGCTCTAACGCATGTAGCGCGCGATCTTAGTGCATGGATATGGATTGTGTCAAGCCCATGCATGGTTATGCATACCAATGCATAAGTATTCGGCCGGCATTGATCCTACTTGACAGTAACAAGGGTGGGGGGGTATAACCCCGCGCGCGCACGCTGGCCCCCCGGTGGTTGTTAGCACCCCCCATCGCGTACGGGTTCAGAAGTTTCGGGGAAGGCATCCTGGGCTCGCCAAGGCTGTGTCCTGGTGAATAGTTATGCATCGCGGTTCCCGCGTAATCTCAGGGATCTTCATGCTTCCGTCCTGGCATTCCGGGTGCCGGCTAAGGCCGGCTGCAGCGGGGGGAACTTTGGGGGTATTTAGGTGCCTGGCCGGGGAGCGGTTGCCCTGGCTGGGGAGCAGGGGCTTTCGCAGTTGGATCCGGCCAAGCGGTATCAGTATGCCACATTGGTTGACGGTTGGTTGACTGGAGAGTGTGACGACGATCACACGAGTAAAGTGTGCGCAAACCCCGATGTGAACACTCTTATACATAGTGAGAGGGGGGATAAGGGGGGAGAGCCCGGTGAGCGATAGCGAACCCACGCGGCCCCCTGGAGGGCCGCTTACCGGCCGACCGACCGATAGTAGAACCGCGTAGCCCAAGCGGAGCGGATCTACGCTGTGGCTTCGATCCACTCCGACCGATGTGTAGCAGCGCTACACCAACCCGGTGTGTTTGAGGTTCTTTAGTGCGGTTCCTTACCTAGCCATGGAAATCCTTCAGCCATGGACCATACCTCTCACTCAGCCATGGAACTAACCCAGCCATGGTTCCCACCAGTTGCACTCCCATGTAAATCGGTCTTAGCCAAGGAAACTTCCACTCCTTCCGTCCCTGGCTTTGTTGACGTCTTGGTTCCGAGTCCTGGTGGGTAAGCTTCCACCCCCGCTAACACGGCCGGCCAATGAAACCGGGTCCGTGGGGGTGGTCCTCTTTCCGGGGGGATAGCGGCAGTCGCGCAATGAAGCGGACAGCCCGCCCCCTGGGATCTAAACCCGGTACCGCCGCACCAGCGGCCCAGGGCCGGTCTTATACTCTCGCATCTGCTCATAGGCGCGGGAGCGCCGGCCACATTGGGATGATGCCCCTGGAGGCCGGCACACGTTGAGGTAGCTCAGTTGGTAGAGCAGCGGTCTCCAAAACCGCAGGTCGTAGGTTCGAGCCCTGCCCGCAGCGCGAAGGTTGAGTTTGCACAATCAGCCGAACATGGTTTAGTGTATATATCGCTGGTCCTTATCAGGGAGTCCTCCAAAACGCTCCCGTCATCTTCTATCAATTTACCTACTAAACAATTGTTTGACGCGGGGGGACCAGTACATTAGTTCGAAGCTAATAGAGGTGGGGAGTAGTTACCCCGAATGCAATAAGCAACAAGGTCACTAGGAACTGAGACGCCTGGTGGCCTTTGTTGTATCCAAGCCCCCTTAGCTCATCATGGCAGAGCGCCGATCTTGTAAATCGGAAGTGACTGGTTCGACACCAGTAGGCGGCACTCGGGCGGGAGGTATCCAGATAGAAACGGTACGTCCCGCCCGGATCAATCGTTACTAGCTCAATCGGCAGAGCACGCGACTGTTAATCGCGCGGTTCCTGGTTCAAGTCCAGGGTGGCGAGCAAACAAAAAGACCCCCACGTTTCCACTCGCGGGGGTCTTTCTGCTACTACGGAATCATCCTGCAATTCAGCAACGTTGTGCCCGTTTCTGATATTTACCCCTCAAGAGTACCACGTTCATTGAATGAGCCAACAATGCGCTCAAACTCTTCCTTCTCCCGCTCCAACCGCTGCGCTTCATTGCGCTCCCGGCGCAAGCGCTTGATTGCCTTGAGGGTCTGGATTGTCGCGTAGCCATACGCCGCCGCAATGACGGTGGTAAAGGCATCGCTCCAGTCCCAATTCCACATGAACAGGGACAGGGTAAGCGTGAACAACTGCAGCAGGGTCACGGCCCCCATGAGCCCCAGGTTCCAGTAAGCGAGCTTGAGGGTTCGCGGATTGGTAAAGGCCTGCTTCAGGAAGTGAACGAACACCGGAAACCCGGTCTTACCGCCCTGGGCTTGTACGAATGCGATGGCCGCGTAGTGGCCCATCCTGGCGTACGACTCATTGGGGAACGCCGTGAGCATGTTCGGGTGGTTTTCGCTGTGGATGAACGTTGAGAACGGGCATGGCATCGGCGCTTCACCACGGGCCATG